CGGCCAGGCCTTATGCCTTCGGGTCCTCCAGCGCGGCCAGACCGCTCTGTACCGCAAGCTCGAAGCCCCGCCGGTCGCCCATGGTAAAGGCCGCGCATAGCTCCTTGTACCGGTCCGCCTCTCTGTGGTCCGGGTCGCCAATGACCAGGGCCCGGTACTCCGCCTTGGCGGCAGGCTTGTCCTCCCCCTCCCACTGCGCCAGCAGGGCGGGCTTGTCCAGCCCGGCCAGGCACCGGTAGGTACAGTCCTTTTTACCAGCCAGCCCAGCCAGGAACAGGTCGTCCGCCACGCTCATGTCGCCCACAAAGCTGTCGCCGTCAGTGCGCTCCTCCCGGGCTACCTCAAAAATGGTCCACAGGTTTTTGGTCAGAAATTTCATGCTGTTGTCCTTCTTTCTATTTAATTCAGGCCTCCGCCCGTTGGGTTACTGTGCCGTTCCCTTGATTTCCTCAGCCTGAGCTTGGGTAATAACTCCGAGGCTCACATATCTTGCAAGCTGGTCATCCCTTATGTAGCCCCTTTGGTATCGCTCTCTGATTTTCTCAAACATTGGCATATCCCTCCAAAATCATCAGCTCCAGGTCTGTTATGGCCTGTCCCTGTTCAATGCCTGATAGCTCTAAGTTCGTTATTTCCTGCCGGATCAGCTGCTCGGTGGTATAACGCGGAAGGGCCTCCCGGACAGCCTCCGGCACTTCTCCCTGCTCCACATCAACGATTTCACCGTCATGGAAAACAAGGTTGATGAAGGGGAGATACCCTATCGCCCTATCCTCTAAATGGGCCGGGATGACAGCCCAGCCTTCCGGTATCTCCGGCAGCGAGTCAATGGTCTGGTTGCTGTGCGCACCGTTGGGCAGCGCTTTGATCTCAACAATAAGCATGACAAATCCCCCCGTCTAAATAAGCGCGGCCCAGTAATAGGTTGTGCCGGCAATATTTAAAATCTCTAGGTAAGCGTATGCGCTGCTGCCGTATGACGTCATTGTCAGCCCAGTGCTCGACCAGGATACCGAAGCGCCGACCCCGTAATCTTTGTTTATTTCTCCGCCAATCGAAAATGACGAGATTCCTCTCACAAAAACCATCATGTCTGAATCGCCGGACGACCCTGTAGAGCCAAGTTTCGGATTTGGCGCGCTTATCACCACAATCTTGGCAGCTACGCCGAAGGTAACTGTTTTGGAGACAGCTCCATCCCCGACGTAACTCCCAGTAACAATTCTGCATCCCAAGGAAACCGCGGAATTGATAATCCCATTGATATCATAACCGCCCACGGTGTCCGCATTGCCGCCGCTGGCCGGGAGCGTGGCGGGACGGTTATAGATTTCCTCCCAGGAATAGGACGGTTTCGCAGCCGCCTTTGCCCAAGGATAGACATCGCTGGCGGGGAGCGCCCCCGGAAAGTTTGAGATATCGGCGGTGGTATGCCTATGAGATGCCGCTGCCTGGAGCGCAGACGCCACTGTACCGCCTGTAGCGCATGGAATCTGCTCCGCAGTCACGCCATGGGGGTTTGCCCTGTTGGCGGCATGGGCATCCAACTGGCGCTGTGTCTCCCTGGCGGCCTGGATGGCGGCGTCCATCTCCTCCAGGCCGTCCACACAGTCCTTTTTGGTCACAGGGTAAAGTAAATGGGTATCCCCGGTTTTGTCCTTGTAGGACAGCACGCCATTGTATTCACGGATTGCCATGTCCGCCTCCTTATCCCTCAGTCAGCTGCACCCACAGATCGCCCTCGGCCAGGTCCGCGGGCTCGGCGGCAGCGTAATGGATCTTGCTCTTGCCGTCCCAGGCGGCGGTCTTCTCCGCGGTGATGCCGTCCAGGACGGTTTTGTTCTCGTGGCTGTGGTTGCCCTGGGCGGCGGCGTTGACCTTGGCCTTGAGGTCGTCGGCCAGGTCGGCTTCCGCCACCTTCTTGGCCTCCAGGGCGGCGATACGGGCCACGGCGGCGGTGAGGTCCGCGGCGTCTGCCTTACCGCCGATGGCGGCGTTGAGGGCGTCCGCCGCCTCCTGGTGGGTGGAGATGTAGTCCGCAATCTCCTTCAGAGTGTCATAAGTCTCCGGCGCGCCGTTGATCAGGCCGGAGATGGCCTGGGAGATGGCGGTGTCCATGTCCTCGCCGGTGGGCCGGGTCTCTACCGCGGCCAACAGCTCCGCCAGCTTGGCGGACAGGGTGGTGCCGTCCACCCGGACGTTCTCCGCGTTGGTCTGTACCATCAGGTCGGTGAGCACCCCCGCCACCTTGGCCCGCAGGATCGCTTTCTTCGCAATATTCGGCATACTGTTTTCCTCCTAGTCTGTGATTTCGATCTCGTAGATCTCATCTTCCTCCGCGCCCAAGGGCGCCGCGTTGGTTACCGGGTGGTCCCGCCCGTCAATCTCCGCTGTCACCGGCGTCTCATCGCCCTCACCTCCCAGCTGTAGTTCAATGATTTCCGACTGCCTCGCCCGGGTGTCAAACCAAAATACCGCCCCCCTTTCCGGCTCGGTTTCTCCGATGACCAACAGCGGCAGGCCCCCTTCGGCCAGCTCCTTTACCGCCTCCCGGGCCGCCTGCGCCGCCTCCCGGACCTGTTCCACCTCCTCCCGCAGCCCCAGGTGAGCCCCCTCGTCCGTATTGTGGGCCTCCAGTGTCTCCCGGAGAAATCCCTCCGACACAACGGTACTGGCGTCGATGTTGACCTGGATATCCGCGGCGTTGTTGATTGCCAGGATGGCGTAGATCTCCAACAAAAACTCCGGGTTCTCCGCCCGGGCGGGGATCTGCACGCCCCTGCTGTCCTGCATCAAGAACAGCAGGGAATCCTCCTCCTGATAGTCCAGCCGGGCGAACACCCCGATCTGGTGGAGGATGTAGGTCTCCTCCACATCCCAGTTGGTGATCTGGATTCTCACCCGCTTGCCGCCCTCCACATCCTCCACACCGCAGATGGAAAAGGTCTGCTTCGGGTCCGAGAGCGCCGCCGCGTCCTCCAGTTCCGCCGGGTCCAGCAGCCCCGCGCCCCCGGCCCCGTGCCGGATGGTCAGGGCGTACCCCGCCAAAGATTCGTTGAGCAGGTAGAGCCCGGTCTTGGTTACGACAGAATCAGCCCAGCCCATTTACAGTCACCTCCATGGTTATTTTGGTATAGGTCCCGGCCAGGGCCGCCCCCGCGTGTATCGGCAGCGTCCTGTGGGGCCGGGCGATTGTCCCGTGCAGGTTCACCGGAACGTGGACCTTGGCGTACAGCCCCACGCCTTGCACCCCGGCCCACCCCCGGAGGGGAATGTGGGGCCGGTCCACCCGCCCGTTGACTTGGACGCTGACCCCCAGCCGTGTGTAACTGCCAACCGCCGCCGCCCCCACGAACGCTGTTACAGCGCGATCCGGTTTGATGATGTACTTGATGCCGTCCAGGTGGGAGCGCAGGCTCTTGTACAGGTCCACCCGGCGCAGCACCCGCCGGTGCCGCTCCGAATTGATGTCCTCATGGCTGGCGTCCAGCTGGAGGCGGAACCGGTAGGGCTCCCCGCCGTACTCAAACCACTCCGTCACCTTGGCGTTCGGATAGATGGCCGACAGCGCCGTCTCCACCGCCGCCTTGGTCCCCAGCGTCTTATGGACCCGCCAGCTGTCTTTCAGGGTCCGGCGTTTTTCCTCCACGCTATAATCCGCGTCCCACCAGTCCACCTTGAAGTCGCGGGCCAGAATGTCCAGCACAGCATCCTCCAGTGCGTCAATGTTGGAGATAATGCGCACCCGGTCAATTTCCGCCAGCCGCGCCACCAGGGCCTCGGCGTCCGCCTCCGCCAGCGCCATAATAGACTTGTCGTGTGTCAGCGCCGGCGGCATGAGAAGCAGCAGATTTTCTTTGGTAATTCCGTAGTTATCCATGATCCGCTCCCTTGATCTGAGCCGTTTTGCTCCCTGCCGCAAGGCGCGTCAACGGCAAGTACACACCTTATTCATCCTCGTACCCTCCGTTGATGATTTCGGGGTCCCCTGCCAGCCGCGCAAGCTGTGGGGCCTCTGTTCCGCTCCCATCTTTCAAATCGGTAAAGGCCGGTTCGAAGAGGTCCACCCGCTTGATTCCCGTCTCCATCAGCATAGAGATAAGCCGCGACGGGTTGATATCACGCCCCAGCTTCGCGGATTGCCAGGCCGTGTATTCCCTCACTTTTTCCTTCACCGCCGCATCTAGGGCCTGGGCGCTGATTGGATTGTCCTGCCCCATGTAGTAGGTCAGGCGCACATGGTAGTCCACATTTTCCGGGTCCTCCAAGGAAACAAGATCCGTCAATGGCCGCACGTCGTCTGCACTGCACGCGGCCAAAACCTGCTCCTTCATCTCCGGCGTGGCAGGTGTACCGTCGTTCATCAGGACATACAGCTTAACTACCCCCGGCGTGGGGGAGGCGGCAATCACGTCCGCAATCTCTGTGCTGACCTGCTTTGCAAAGTAGATGTACCCGCCCCGCGCTCCGGCGCAGCTATAGCCATCCATGCTCAGGCGCAGCAGCTCATAAAATTCCTCGTCGGTGGCCGCGTCCGCGCCCCCGTCCGATTCGGTCAGGTTCTCGCAGGAGAGGAAGTAGGCAAATGGGTCTATGATGGAATCAATCTGCCCCTTTACATATCCGTTTCCCTGCTTTCCCGCTGTCTGGCACCGGACCTTACTGTCCGCGTACGTCTCCCCGATGCTTATATACACATCCTCCAGCGTCTCCCAAACCAGCGTCTTTCCTGTATCCGTGACCCGGATTCCCTTCGGTATCAGCAGGTTAAACCCCTGGGCCTCGGAAATGTTGAAGCGTACCGTGCAGGTTGCGGCCTTTGCCTGCGGGCGCGCCTGGGTGTAGAACAGCTCCGCCAGGGCATCCAGATTGTCCCCCACTGCCCGGCTGGGGATGTTCTGGTTGGCCGCATAATTGGTCAGCACCCGTTCCAGCACGATTGCCTCCGCCATCCAGTGAATAAAGTTCCGTTCCGGACTTGCGGGCTGTACCGTCACGCCCATGATTTCCTCATAAATATCCGTCAGCCATATGATGATGTCATTGGGATCCGTCGGGATAAATCTGTATTCCGCCCCACGGCTCACATCGTCGCCTCCTTCTCGTCCTCACAAACTCCATTCCGCTCCGTCCGCCTTACAGCGGACATCCGCTCCATTCCGTTGCTCGTCCTCTCCCCACCGGACCCGCTCGTGCTGGGCCCCCGTTCATTCCCCTTCCTTGATTTCAATCTGCACCGTGAAGGTCAGCTTCCCAGGATTGGACGGGTCCGGCATCAGCCTCATGTCCTTGTACACTGCCCGCGGCTCCCATTCCTCGATTGCCTCCCGTACTGGGATGACAGCCCGGTTTTTTGCCACATTTATAGGCTTGTCTAAGAAGCTCATGTCCAGGCCGAAGCTCCGGTACATGGGTACGCTTCCCTTTGGCGTCGCTAGAATAACCGCCACGTTGCGCAGGATTTCCTTTACCCTGTCCCCCTCGTCCAGCCGGATATTTGCAAGGTCCGTGGCAGATACGGTGTATTCCATCTCGTCGTTGCAAAGTCCGCTAAGCGCCCTTTTCGGCTGTCGCCGAAAATTGTGCCCGCTCCCTTGCTCCTCCTCTCTCGTCGTCGAAATAAACTTCGCTCCGCTCGTTTCCGGCTTGCGCCGAAAGCTCGCCGTGCTGTGTTATTTCTCCTCTCCCCACCGGACCCGCTTACGCTGGGCTTCGGTGGGGACCCCTATGGCCGCTCCGCTTACGTTCCGGCGTAGGCCCCGTTTTTCAGAGATAACGTGCCATGGGCGCGCCGCCGGAAGTCCGGCGTCACAAACGTTTTGCCGTAGGCAAAACCTTGGCGCAGGGCGGATTCACTCCGCCCGAGCATTCAAATCAAAGGGGGCCCCAATGAAGCCCAGCGCAGCGGGTTCATTGGGGTATTTTGAATACCTGCCCCGGATAGATCAGGTTCGGACTTCCCCCTATCACATCCCGGTTCGCCTCATAGATCTTGATGTAACCCGCGCCGCTCCCATAAAACTTTTTGGCAATGGTCCAGAGGTTGTCCCCCTTCTTTACGGTGTAGACCGTCCCGCCGGTTCCACCCGCCGCCGAAGCCGCCGGTGCTTTGGCCTTGGCCGTGTTTCCGGCGTTGTGGGTTTCCCCCTTCATATATTCCAGCAGGTCTACCGATACCTCTACAGCGTACATATCCCCCAGCCCGTCCATGTACTCCATCTTGGTCTTGTGGTCCGTGATGGTCCACCGGTATTTCCCGTATGCTTTCCCGCCTATGACCAGCCCCAGTGCCTCGCCGCTGCGCTCAAAGTCCCAAATCTTGACTACTTCTTTTAGCGGATCCACACCCAGCTCCGCCGCCAGCAGAATATCAAAGGAAAACCGGTCCGGGTCCAGCCCGGTAAACTCTGTCAGCGCGTGGGTGTTGTGCCGCTCATGGGTGGCGTACCGGGCCGAACCGCTCCACTGCATGTTTTTAGGGGTGCGGAATACCTCGCGGGAGACAATAAACTCAATCCCATCGTCCGCGCTTTTTCCCAGGTAGCCAATCAGCGCCACATCGTCGTCGCTCCCTTCATATCCTTCGCTTCGGCCTTCGGCCAAAGCTCACTCATTCCGGGGCGCCTCCTCTCCCCACCGGACCCGCCTGTCGGCTGGGCTCCGGCGGGGGCCCCTTTTTTCATTTCCACGGGTTTACGCCCCCCAGTATCACACCGTCTCCGTTGAACACGGGGAAGTACAGCACCAGCACCCGGTCATTCACCTTCGGCATATAACTGCCAGTCATAAGCACTGGCATCCAGTCCGATTTGATTTCCAGGGCGTCAAACCACACCTTGGCAATCCGCTTGTCGGGATCCACGGCGGTCACTTTCCCTTCCCGTACCATATCCTCTGTAAGCATCAGTAATTCAGAACCTTCCGTATCTTGATTTGCGTGGTGTATCCGCCGCCTCCCACCGTATGGGTTGCCCTGGTGACAATGTATTTCCCGTCCCAGCCGCCCCATCCTTTGAGCTGGACTGTGACCCCGGCCACAAGTCCCACGTCTCCCGGCAGGGTGAACGTGGCGGTTTTCGCCAGTTTGTTGTGCAGCCGCAGGCGCTTCTTCGCCAGTGCCTGCGCTTCCCCGGTACTGGCCACCTTGGCTGTTATCTCCAGGCATTGGTCCCCGGAAACGTCTCCGTCCTCCGCCGTCCCTTCGATACACTTCCCCGTTCCTGGATCCATGTAGCGGACGCGGCACTTGGAATACCTGGTGTCCGCCGAGCCGGAGGAGAGCTTGTATTTGATGTACCCTCCCTTCTCCCCCTTCTCGATGGCGAGGACCGGGTCCTTCGCTTCGTACTCTGCCTGGTCATACAGCACAATCTTCCCGTCCGTTGCCTTGATGGAGATACCGGCGTCCTGACACAGCTTTTTGAGGAAATCAATGTCGCTCTGCTTGGCCTGCTCCATCCGTCTATAGGACGGGTTTGTGCTGGATTCATATAGACTGCCCATGCCGCCGCCCGCCGCGATTTCCGCCGCGATACCGGACAGGGTGTAATTTTCCCACGTCTTGGATTTCTTGGTCTGCCGCAGGCTCTTGGAAAAGGCGAGGCTTGCGCCGCTTATCGTTACACTGGCAGGAGGACCGGAGGCGTCCACGCTGTCCAGCTCAAACGCCCCCGTCTTCAGCGCTCCATCCTTTTTCCAGTGTTCCGGTTTAATAACCGCGCCGATGGACAGCCAGCCCCCGGCGGCGGCTTCCACCGCCGACCTCAGCCACTTTTCCAGCCATACCCCGTCCCGGTCCTGCACTTCGATTTTCAAGTCGTCGGCCATGTCGTCCGCGTCGTCGGTGTAGGTGATGCTGCGCAGGTACGGCTTGATATCCTGTGTAATATCCGTCCCGTCGAACGTAACATCAACCGATGTCCGCCGTGCAAGTATGCGTTCTGCTATTTCATTCTCCCCCTTTCGCGCTCTCGTCCTATCTGCGCCAGATACCGGCGCAGCCCAAACCGGAGCCCAGCGCAGCGGGTCCGGTTTGGAGAGGAGGGGCAAAGTAGCGTAGTGCAGTTTCACCCGCAGGGGGTGTGCGGCATCCGTAAGGCGGCAAAGCCGCCAACGGCTGCCCAATCGGCGTCAGCCGGAAATGGAACGGAGCGGATTTCGCCCCGACGAGCTATCGCTTCCACGGGGGGAGGTTCGTGTTTGGCTTTTCCTCGATTTCCGGCAGGCGCAGCGTGACCCCCGCCGGGAACAGGAGCGTCCCGGCGTGCTTCAGATTTGCGCTGACGAGCTGGTCCGTATAGTCCGTGCTTCCCAGCTTCCGATACGCAATCATGTCCCACGTATCTCCCTGGGCCGTTGCATAGAAACCGCTCATACCATGGCTCTCCTTCTCATATCTGCATCTGTTTCCTCTAGTACGTCCAGTATTACGGTTTTCAGCTCGCCCCGGTTCGCGTAGTCCTGCCAGGCGCTCACTGTCTCCGGCGGCGCTCCGGCGGCGATGTGGAAGTGCATTTCCATCTTCGGCCTGCCCTCCGCCGTGCCTGCCGTCCCTATAACCTCCAGGGGCGGCCGGACGGGCTGTACCTCCTGGGCGCAGGTGTACCGGCTGTATGCGCCGTAATCCTCCGCCACCTGCCGGGATACACGGTTTGGAAGCACCTGCTCCCCACCGTGCATCCGCATCAGCTCCGGCCCGTCTTCTCCTACCCATGCCCAGCCCGGCGGTGCGTTCTGGGTGCCGGCGGCGTAGCCGCGATTCCGATTCGCGTACCATGCGCTGTCTGCATACCTCGGCGGTCCAAGGGAAATAGACGCAACCCGTGCAACATTCGTATAGGCGCTTCTTACCTGGGGAAGCATACCTTCCGCCTGGTCGATGTAGGCTTGCACAGTGGCCCGCCCGCTCTCCCTGGCCTCTTCCGACATATCCAGCGCCCCCAGCTCCTCTTCCATATCGTGGACAAGCTGCTGCGTCTGCTCCAGCAGCCCCGTGGTCCACTCTGCCACGTCCTGCGCTGTCTGGTCCCGGCTCTCTTCGATTTCCCCCAGCGTGTTTGCAAGGTCGGTAAGTACCTGGGTGTTGCCGCTTTTGACCGCTTTTACCATATCCGCCGCTAGTCCCGCCGCCTCCGGCGTCCCGCTCATGACGAACTTCATCAGCGCGTCGTAATTCTCCTGGGTCACTCCCAGGTCTTCTGCGGATTGCTCTTTCAGAACCGCGATATTCGCGGCGTACCCCTGCCAGTAGGCAAGCTGTGTGTCCAGCGCCTTCTGCGCAGCCTCCACAGTAGCCTGTGCGTCCGCTTTCGCCTCGTCAAACAGCCCGAACTGACCGGCAAAGCTCTCGGATGCTTCCTCATAGGCTTTCCTGTATGCCTCCCCCAGCGCCTGGACCTTCTCCATCGTGCCGTCCAGTGCGTCCCGTACCGCGGCTTCTTCCTCGGTCAGGTTCTCTTCTTCTTCCGTATAAAGGCCCATTGCTTTCAGGGTGTCTTTTACCGCGTCTTCCAGGAACGCCATTTTTTCTTCCGCCTGTGCGGCGGCTTCCCCGTCCCTCCGGATGGCCTCTTCGTGGTCCTTTATGTCCGCTTCCGCGTTTGAGATCTCCTCATTCAAATCCTCCAGCTCGTATCCCAGGTCCTCATATTCCTGGGTAAGGAAGGCCGTCGCGTCTGTCAGCACCCCGGTTTCCCTGGTCTGCTTCTGGGCGGCCCGCTCGGCCTCCTTCCACAGCTCACCCCGCCGCTTCAGGACGTCATTTTGCTTTCTCACCGCCTCGTCCCGCTTATGCTCCGCCAGGCTCAGTTCCAGTTCGTTTTCCGCAGCCTCCACCAGTACATCGCCGTATTGGTCGTACAAAGAATTCAGGTACTCCTGATAAGCCCTCGCCTGGGCGTTCTTCTTCCACTCCTCTGTATTGACCCGCAGCGCGGCCGTGTCGGTCTCCAGGACGTAGGTGGAGCGTCCGTACTCGTCCGTGGTGGTGCTGATACAGCTGGACAGCTCCGGCATGGTCCGCAGCAGCAGGCCCAGCGTATTCTGATACTCCTTGCTCTGCTGCGCGTTCTCTCCCTGGGCGGCCTGGATCTCCTCCAGTTTTCCGATATAAAGCTCCGCCGTGTTGGCCGCCGCCAGAATCTCCACCGCCGTGCTTTCATATCCGGATTCCGCCTCTTCCATAGCCGCGTTCAGTTCCCGTGCCGCCTCGGTCAGTTCCCTTACCGCCGGTCCGCCGTCTCGGGTGGCCTCGGTGAATCCCACCACTGCCGCCGTCACACCGGCGATCCCCGCCGCGGCGCCCAGCATCACCCCTGCCGGGCCTGTAAACAGTGCCGCCAGATTAAGCGCTTTGAACACCTTTATGGCTGCGTTCACCCCCACAACGGCGGTCCCCATTGCCATAAAAGCGCCCGTCCCGGCCATAATCCCCTTCGTCAGTGCCGGACACTCCTGGATCAATCCGTTGACCCAGTTCAGTATATCGGTTCCTAACTGTGTCATTCCCCGCAGCTCCGGGTTAAATTGTTCCCCGATGGTGGTTTGCAGCGCCTCCATGGCGGAGTTCAGAATGGTCACGTCGCCGTTGAGGTTGTCCAGCTTTACCTTCGCCATTCGCTCCGCCGCGCCGGAGCAGTCGTTGATGGAGGCGTACAGGCTTTGGAAGTCCTCGTCCGTGGCGTTCAGGATTGCCAGCAGTCCGTTGTAGCCCCGCATACCTGCGATTTCCATGGCGTTGTTTACCCGCTCGGCCTCGGTCATCTGGTCAAAGTAGCCCCGCAGGTCCTTCACCGTCTCCATCAGGCCCTTCATGGACCCGTCTGAGTTGACGGCGGAGTAGTCTAACTCTCCGAACGCTTCCGCCGTCAGCGTCACGCCGCCCAGCAGTCCGTTGAAGATATTGCGCAGCGCGGTCCCGGCCCGGGACCCCTTGACGGCGTTGTTTGCCATGAGGCCCGTCATAACCGCCACGTCCTCAATGCTGTACCCAAGTGCGCCCGCTACAGAGGACGAATTTTTGAACGTCTCGCCCATGATGGAAATATTGGTGTTGGACTTGGCCGCTGCCGCGGCCAGCACGTCGGCAAAGTGAGCCGTGTCCGCCGCCGTGAGGCGGAACGCGGACAGGTTGTCCGTCACAATGTCGGACACCTGCGCCAGGTCCTCTCCCGCTGCCGCCGCCAGATTGATGACCCCGCTCATGCCGGACAGCATTTCCTGGGCGTCCCATCCGGCCATTGCCATATAGCCCATGGCGTCGGCGCTCTCCCTGGCCGTAAACTTAGTTGTCGCGCCCAGCTCCTTTGCCTGCGCTGTCAGCGCTGCCATTTCCGAGATACTGGAATCCGCGATTGCCTCCACGTTGGACATACCCTGCCCGAACGCTTTCGATACGTCCACGCACTCCCTGTAGGCGTCCGCGATTGCTTTTGCCCCTTCGGCGATTCCAGCGGCGGCAATGGCCCCGCCTACCGCCTCTATGGCCTGCATACCGGCGCTTCCAAACCGGCCCGCTTCCTCTGCGGCTTTCTTCTGTTCCTCGGTCAGCGCCCGGATTTGCTCTGTCAGCTCGGCATCCTTCGCGCTTAGGTTATCGGTGGACACGCCTGCCGCGTCCAGCCGGTCCCGTGTGCTGTCCAGCTTGGCCCGCTGCTTTTCCAGCGCCGCTTCGGTGTTGGCAATACGCTGCTCCAATTTCAGCTTTTCCCGCTCCAGGGCTGTTGTGGAGCCGGTTGTTTCAGAGATTTGCCGGTTGATCAGCTCATATTGATGGCGCAGATTTTCCAGTTTCCCGGACGTGTTCTGCACTGCCGCCGCCTGCTTTTGATAGGCCGCAATGTCCCGCTGGATGGCCTGGAGGTTTTTGATTTCCGTACCCAGCCGTATAAATTCCTGCTGCGCTTTTGTGAATGTACCGGAAAATCCGCCGTTCAGCACGGCGTTCAGAACAAAATCAAAAGAATACTGCTTTTGCGCCATGCCTCGCACCTACTTTCCGTTCAATTTATTGGTAGCCTGTATCCACCCACCGAACTGGCACAGGGGTTCTTCCAGGTAGTTCAGTGGGGAACCGCCGTTGTTTCTCGCCAGGAGGATACATTGTTTTTGGATCCAAAGCCGTTCGGCTTTCACTCCGCACGCAGCAAAAAACCCCGGGCTTTCCTCGTAATGGCTTGGAAATCCACCATATCCATCTCCATGACGGCCTGGGTATCAATCACGCGCTTTGCCTTCTCGTCCCGCTCTGTGCAGGCCCGCGCCGTCATGCCCGCCAGGAATTCCCCCGTGAAGGCGGGGGATACCAGCGTCCGGCCCTTCATAAGGACTTCCTGTTCGATCTCCAGGTGGTCCCTGCCTTTCAGGGTGGTCCAGTCAAAGGTCAGGCTGTCAAAAGTACGTTCCTTCCATCGGAACGGCTTTTTGAATGTGTGGGTGTAGCTCCCGGTTTCCTGCTCTTTCTTGGCTTCCTCTTCCGCCCGTTCGGCGTCCGCCGCGTCCTCGGCCACGCCCGCCATATCCAGTCTCTTTTCCTCTTCCATGGTAAAATCGCTCCTTTCGTCCTCACAAACTCCATTCGGCTCCGCCCGGCTGGTGTCGTCGCAAAGTCCGCTATACTCGCAACGGCCTTTGGCCGTTCCTCGTTCCGCTCTCTTGCTCCTCCGATTCCCCACAAAAGCATCCGCTTTTGCGGGGATCCCTAGTTGGGCATCCGCTTCATTCCGTTGCCCCTCCTCTCCCCACGCAACCCGCTCACCCGCAAGGGGTACGCCGCATCCGTAAGGCAGCATAGCTGCCAACGGTTGCGCAGCCGCTGGGCTTGCGCGGGGACCCCATTCTGGAACAAGCCGCCCCTCCCATCACCGGGAGAGGCGGCTTTATTCTTCGTTTCCCCCGTCCTAAAACAAAACCGCAGCCCAGCGCAGCGGGTGCGGTTTTGATAGGAGAAAGAAACCTGCGAATATGGAGCTTTCGGCGTTAGACGGAAGCGCAATGCAGCAGGCTTCTTTCGACTACATCATGCCAAGGGCACGGCGCACGTCGGCCGCGTTGTCCACGCCGTTGACTTCGTGGACCTGGTTGAACTGGTCAATGTCAATGACTTTCTGCCCTGCCTTATATACCGTGTACCGGCACACGCTGTACGTCCCGGATGCGTCGGCGGCGCTGGCCGTCTGGATGGTCCCCTGGTTGATCTCCGTGGGCCGGATGGACATTTCAAAGCGTACCTGCTCCAGCTCTTCCTTCCGCTTCACGCCATCGAAATACTGGTCCGCCAGGTAGAGGGCGACATCGTGCCACTCGTTGGTACCCAGCTGCACAATGGCGTCTGCCACGCTGGAGAAGTCAATGCTGATGGTCATGGGTTCAATCATGCTGGCCAGGGGGATTGTCACGTCTCCCATAAGCGCCGCACCCGTCGCCGTGACAGTTTTGTACTTGATGGGTGGCATTGTCACCTTGGCGACGCCAATCAGTGCCCCGCCGTTCTCATACATCAGGTAGTCGATATGGCCGTTCGGATAAATCATGTCGTCCTCACAAACTCCTTTCCACTGCGTCCGCCTGGCGTTGTCGCAACGTCCGCTAAGTGACCTTTCCGCCTGCGGCGAAAACCGCGCTCGCTCCCTTGCTCCTCTTTTCCCCACAAAAGCATTCGCTTTTGCGGGGACCCCATTTGGACGTTCGTTCCAATCCGTTGCTCGTCCACTCCCCGCCGGATCCGCCTGACGGCTGGGCTCCGGCGGTGACCCATTTTTTCCTTATGCCGAAAGCGCTGTTTCCATATAGGAAACGTCGTATTCCAGGATGAAGTCGATTTCCTGCGCGGGAACGGGCGGCGCATTATAAACATGGAGCGTAATGTGTCCATCCAGCAGATTGGCCAGCGGGTTTTCCTCTGCCAGCAGTTCCGCCCGCGCGCCGTAGAGGTAGCCGCCGCCGGATAGCCCCCCCAGCCAGATATTGCAGGTCTGCAAGATGCTGTCCCGCAGGGCCGTGGTCATGGGCTTGTCCAGCTTGGACCAGAACGTGCGGATCAGGGTGTTGCCGATAAAGTCAAACATCCGGGACACGGGGATGAACTGGTCCTTGACATCGGTGTTGCCGGGGTAGCAGGCGGTGTAGTTGCCCTTGGCCACCCAGCCGGAATCCATGAAGTTGACCGCCGTAACGGCGCCCCAGCTTCCCGCTACAAGGTTCACCTGTTCCCACGTCAGGTTGACCGGTCTGCCGTCTGCCAGTACGCAGGCGTCCATTTTCAGATTCTTATTGGAGGGGGATTCGTATGGGATTCCCCCGTTAAGGGCGTCCACCTCCGCCATCAGGCCGCACAGCTGGGTGGACAGGTGAAAGCGGTAGTCCCCCAGCTGCACCATGGGCCAGCACAGAATCTGGTCCGCGTCTACAAGACTGTTCTTGTTCTTGTAGGCGGGGATCTGGTAGTATTCGGTCACGCCGCTGTCAGTGCTATCCACGTCGATGACGGCCTTGCCCTTGAACAGTCCGTTGACAGCGGCTGCCTTTGTGGTCATCACAGCGGCCACAGCGGCAATGTGGGACCATCCCGGGGCGCAAATGAGATCCGGCACCACGCCTACCGCCGTCAGGCAGGCATCCGCCTGGGCCACGCCGTCCACCACGTCGGCCACGGTTGTGGCCTTGGGATCTGCCTGTGTATATGCGATGTTCACCTTTGCGGCGCTGTAGGCGCTGCCATTCTCCAGCAGCTCCACGATGCACACATAGGTGTCCGTGCCGTCCCGGTCATAGAACACGCTGTAATCCTCGTCCGCCGCAAGCTCCCGCTGGGTGGGCGTCCCTTCCACATCCTCTGTCACCTTGACCTGGATGGACCCGGCCACAGCCTCGATAGGCAGGGTGATTTTGTGGTCCGCAACATCATAGTCCGCCGCCGCCACGTCCTTCTTCATGGCCTCCGGGTCCAGGATGTTGCAGAAAATTACCGGCTGCGCCCCGAAAAGCTGAAAGTGGGAGTACATGAACTCGCACAGAGAGTAAGCCTCCCAGTCATAAGAGAACCCCAGCTTCTCCACCGCCTCATCCCAGCTGGTGGCCAACACAGGCGTATTGGGCGCGGCGGGTTTTTCCGCCGTGTGGACAGGTGCCGTTCCCACCACAAAGGGAATGCCAACTGCGGCGACTTTCGGAGTGGAAACGCTTGTGGCTTTTTCAAATACATGAATTCCTAAATTTGCCATGTTCACTTACCTTCCTTCCCCGCCAGCTTCTGATAACTCGCGTGCAAGGCATTTCCCGGTGTCTTTACCTTCAACCTGGCTTCCGGCAGACTGTCCCCAGAGACAATCAGGGTTTTCACAAGCGAATCGGCCTTGATAGCCTTTTCCGCCTTGGCAAGCGCATCCTTCCGGGTTCCCCGGTAGATGGTCCCGGTCTGAATCAGCCCGTTTAGGTTCGGGCCGATGTAGCAGTAAAAGCCGGATGTATTGCGCTCATCCTTTTGGGGTGTAATCTCATCCGAGGTATCAGGCTGCTCCACCGCAGCATCCGCCGTCTCCAGAGCACTTTTTCCATTGTCTGCATCCGTCGTTTTTCTCGCCATACGTTTTTTCTCCTCTCCCGGTTCACTGTAATTTGTTGGTATGATACACAGCCTTGGGGTCTACCGGCGGCAGTCCCTGTACCACCCGGGCTGCGTCCAGCCGCTTTATCGCCGGCAGCTTCCATGTGGTCACCATTTCCCCCAGGTAGAACGGCGCGGTCCCCCGCTCTCCGGTTTCCGGATATACCATCTGGCTGATTCCCTCCTCCAGGTCCAGCTCAAACAAGTTATCCAGGATAGGAAACAGCAGCAGCGCCGTGCGCATTTCTTCCATCAGGTTCAGAAGCGCCAGCCCCCCTTCCTGCTCGTCCGGGTGGTAGACGCAGAAAACAGACCGCACAACGCAGATGCTTTGCAGCTCCCGGCGTATTTGCTGGCCTGTTCCCTTGTTCGCGTTCTTCATTGCGTCGTCGCCCGTCACTGCCTGATGGAGAATGAACGGGGCTTTTTTCTGGTATGACGCCATATCCGGCAGGCGGGCCTTGTATACGTTGGCGGGCCTGGGCTTCGGCTCCCGCTCGTCCCGGCTCTGCCGCTTTACCGGCAGCAGCAGTTCTCCCGTCGCCAGCTTTGTGAAGTCCTCCAGGGCGTACAGCAGTCCCACCTTGGTTTCGTTGCGCAGATTAACCATTTCACCGCCACCCCGTCAAAACCCGGTACACCGCCTTGTCCAGCTCCGTTTCAAACGTCTGGTAGGATTCCTCTGTCAGCCGCTGCGCGACCTCCGGCTTTCCTACCATCTGTGCCACAGAGCTGCCCATGATCTCCCGGATGGCGTCGCTTCCTTCGCTGGTCATTCCGCCGGTCCGCTCAAAGATTCCGATATGGCCGGACTTCATGCGCGCCACAAAGGCGTCCATAAACTGTGTTGGGCCGGTATCCTTGAACTGGTGGCCCTTGGCCGGTACGCCCTGGTATTGCATGGTCCATGCGCCCTTTCTCATCACCGGCTTTCTTCCCGCCGCGATGTCCTGCGTCGGGACCGCTGGCGACGCGCCGCCGAAACGGTACAGCGGTATCTTCCGCCCGGAAAATGTGATGGTGGCCTGTACGCCGTTCTGGTAGCTGTAGCTGACCCGTACATGCTTTTCCGTGCGGATGCCTGCATCCGAAATGTCGTACTTCTCCTGGATTGCCCTGCTGCTCTCGCTTCGCAGTCTGCGGACAGTCCGGCTCATGGCGGCTTTCACGGCCTTGTCCAAGCCGCCGGGAATGCTGGCAAGCAGCGCCTTTGCCCGCTCGATAGCTTCCTGCCCCGCCGCTTCGTTGACCGTGACGGTGATGGACCCGGTGATTGCGTTGGTTCTCGCTTGCGTGTTCATCGTCCTCACAAACTCCATTCCGCTCCGTCCGCCTTGCGGCAGACATCTGCTCCATTTCGTTGCTCGTCCTCTCCCCACGCGGCCCGCTCCGCTGGGCTCGCGCGGGGACCCCGTTTGTCACTCATCAACTTCCTCCAGCTTCAGGCGGTACATCCCCATTTCTGTTGTGGATTCCGCCACACGGAATTTGTGGAAGAACGTGCCGCCCCTTTTCTCGTTCATGGACAGGCGCGTATTTTGCTCCGGCTTGATGCCGCCCATATCCTTTTCTGCGCAGTACAAGGTAATGGATCGCTTATACAGCCCCTGCCCGAAATCATGCTGCATCTGTACTACCGAGGACCGTTTGCCCTCCTTCGGCCCAATCTCTATCACGGCGATGTCCTCATAGGTCACGCCGTCGTAAATAACCGTGCGCACCTGCGCGTGTTCATCTGGGTTCAGGAAAGCCTTTTCTACCTCTACCGCCGCGCAGTCCTTAAAAGTTGGGGAGCGCACCTCCTCCGGTCCACTCCCCGTCCCATAGTCGAACAGTACTTTCATTGCGTCGCCGCAAAGTCCGCTTCGCTGGGCTTTCGCGGGGATCCCGCCATCTGCTCCTTGACCCGCTTGTAGAGCTTCGCCTCCGCAGTCCCCGGTGTTTCCAGCCTGCGGCGCATAGCCGGGAACTGTGCCGTGGAGACAATGAGCTGCCGGGCCGGCCGGTGTTCTTCAATAAACTTCCGCAATGTGTCAGGGATTCCGCCCTGATAGGTGGTGTACTGCCTTGCCACGCCCCGCACGCTCGGCCCGCAGTACACGCACGGATTTGGAAAATCTGCGGACACATCCGCCTCCTGCTCCGGCGTCTCCGGTTTCCGCGCGGGGTTCTCGTCCTGCTCCGGCGTCTCTTGGTCCGCTTTCTTTGTTCTTGCCATAGCTTGTTCCTCCTGATAAAATCCCTCGTCCACCCCGTAGGGCAGGGGGGTATCGCGCCGTAGGCGGCGATATGCGCCTAGCACACGGTCGCAACCAGCCAGCTATCCACCTTGTCGGGAATGGGCAGCGGGCGGGTGCAGGCCTCCAGCACCTTCCGCTCCGGCTTGTGTGCGATGTATGCGTGGAGCAGCCGCGCGGTCTCGGCGGTGATAAGCTGCTTGGCCTCGTTGTAGTAGGAGCACAGGCCGTAGGCTCGCATAAAGCCCACGTCCGGGGAAATCATCACGATCATGTTGTCGGGAATCAGCCTGCGAAGTGTCGGGTGCGCCGGGTCCGTAACCCGGTCCATGTAGACTTCTTTGTAGGAGTAGACTTCCAGCCCGGAATCCGTCAGGTATCCGTGGTAGCGGACGCCGTTTGGCAGGTCCCGCGCATTGAACTCCCCCGCCTGGTAGCGCCGGTTGTCCATCTTCTCCAGGATTCCCTTGTCGTTTTTCAGGAGTTTAAGGGCCTGCCGCCCGCAGATGATACGGTCCACGTTGGCAAACCCGTTGGTGTAGACCGTATCCGTCCAATCCTCCAGGTTCCCCAGCACGTCCGCGCCGCTCTGCCCCCAGCGCTCCGTCCCCGTCAGGACCACCTTATTTGTGAAGCCAAAGTCGATTACTTCATTGACGCCCTTTCCCACAACATGAATTTCCCCGGTGGTCAGCGCCTGGGCGCACATCCATTCCTCCCGGCGGCTGATTGCGTCGTCAAGCCGCTTGTACTCCCGCACAAGCTGTTCCGCCGCGCGCTGCTCGGGTGTCCTCCCGCTGTAGAGGATTTCCCCCGGCGCTCTGTGCATATAGCTCTCCGCCGTCGTCACCAGGTCCGGGTTGACCATGGGGGGCTTGTAGCTCTTGGTCTCGTAGCCCTCCGGTTCCATCGTCTCCGCGCCCAGCTTCGGGTGGACAAACGCCGCCATCTCGCGGTCGCCTTTCAGCAAGTCAATGTCAACCTGTTCCTCGGTGAAGGTCTTGACATTGGTGAAAAACGTGTCCCGCAGGAACGTATGTACCGGCGGCGCAGACCGTACCACTTCGGCAAGGTATCGCGGCTGGTAGATGTCAATTTCATTCGGCATAATGTTTTCCTCCCTTTCTTTGTTGTCACGCCCGGATTGGACGCGCTCTTCCCGCCGGTTTCCCTCTGTCTCAGGCTGGTCTCCGGGCCGCTGCGCGGCCCTGCGCTCGCCCTCGCTTCGGTCCATCCGGCAGGGCGCGTCTATCCTCGCGTTTCTATTTCAAGAAAATCCCGATGTTCCGCAAGGGAACTTCCACGTCCACCACGGTCACGCCCTCCGGCAGCGCCAGGCTGTCTGCAAAGTATTCCCCAGTGAGCCACACCGGCCCTTCCTCGTCCGCCCGGATGCTGTCCGGGACCACACCATAGATACCCGTGGTGGTCACGGTCGTCTTGGCACTGTCGCCCTCCCCAGTCGTAGTCGCCGCAATCAGTGCCAGCTTTCCGTCGCTGTTCAACACCACGGGCGCGTGTGCCGGGATATCCACTGCCGCCACCTTCACAGCCTTGGCTACAGGTCCGATCCCTGCTTCAAAGTAGTGCGGGTCATAGCGGTACGTTTTCACCGCAAGGTCCATGCTCATATCGTCCTCATTCCTTTCATATCCTTCGCCGCGTCGTTGCAAAGTCCGCTCTGCTCAAAACGGCCCTTCAGCCATTCTTCGCGTCGCTCCCTTGCTCCTCCTTTCCCCAACGGGCCTTTTGGCCCGCTGTGACCCCTTGAAATCAAGCCGAAAGCTCACTCATTTCAGGATTCTTCCTCTCCCCACCGAACCCGACTATCGGCTGGGCTCCGGCGGGGGCCCTGGATTCGTCCCCTTACTGATTCATGCCCCGGATTGCATCCAGGAACGTGTCGCCGCCGGTCCTGTCAGCGGGCGGGGCGTTGTGTATGCCGTCCATGCCGCTGTCCCTCGCGTCCTTCTCCACCTGCGCCAGATAGGACGCCCCCTGGGTCTTGGCGTTCTTCACCATTTCCTTGGCAAAGTCCTCCGCGCTCACGGGCTTTGTAAACTTGGCTTCCGCCGCCAGCGCCTCGCTGCCTGGCAGGGCCATGTCCTCAATGCTCTGGATACGCGAGCGCTCGGCGCTGGTTGCGGCGGCGGCCGCTGCCTGCTCAATTTGGTCAACGAGTTCCTGGTATTCCTTGCGGAGATCGTCCGCGGTCTTGATGCTGTCTTTCGCTTCCATGTCCTGTACCTCCTGTTGTTTCTCTGGCTGTCCCGCCGGTTTTTTATTTGCAAGCCGTCCGGCGGCGCTGGCCGTCAGGCTATCTTGTACAAATTTAGGGGCCTGCGCAAAGGGGAGGTTCATGCTGACGCTATTGACAAAGAGGACGCCGTTGCGGTTCTCCACAACTGCGTCCTGTTCATCGTCTGTCAGCTCGTCTACAAACCCGTTCTCCTTGGCCTGGGCCGCCGTCCACCAGCTCGTCACGTCCATCCATGCCGTCACTTCATCCTTGGTGTGCCTGGTCTTTTTTGCGTAAAGGCTGATGATGTTTTCCTTGATTACAGCCAGGGCGTTGAGATATTCCTGTAACTCCACCGCTCCCGCATAGCCACGGATTCCCAGCTTAACCGGGTGGACCATGTAAGAGCTGTCGTTCGCGGCTATAACCTTGTTACAGTGGCTACTTACGACAGTCGCCGCCGACGCACACAATCCGTCGATGCGGGCGGTCACATAGGCCGGGTGCTGCTCCAGTAAATTGCCAATGGTCTGCGCGGCGAACACGTCACCGCCGCCGCTGTTGATTCGCACGGTGATCTCCGAAACAGCCCCCAATGCGTTCAGCTCTTCGGCAAACTGCTTTGGGGTCACTTCGTCTCCCCACCAGCTTTTGTCTGCAATGTCTCCGTAAAGCAGCAGCTCCGCACTCCCATCTGACACATTACAGAACTGCCAGAATTTAGGCACCGCTCTCTCCTCCTTTTTCTTGTCCGGCCCCGCCAGGCGTCTTGGACTGGTTTGCGATCTCGTCCACCTCCCGTTTTCGTTTGGCCTCAACCACACGCTTGCGAATGTTCCGGTTATAGTCCCCTCCGGTGAGCTTTGCCGTCTCTTCCTCCGCTGTGGAGAAACCGGCGTCCACCCGCTTTGCAGCGGCCTCTACCTCCTGGGACGGATTCAGCGCCGTCCTGCTCGGCCCATTCCACTTGCAGTCCGTATACGCTTTGCGGATGGCCGGGTCACTGAAAAAGCCCGGTGCCTGGATGCGCCTTCTTGCTACAGCCTCGGCAAACCAGGTTTCATAGACCGGCTGGCAGAAGTCGTCCGAAAACCAATCCCGCTGCATTTCGCAGGTCCGCCAAAACTCGTTGAGGGACCCACGCGCCGAGCTGAAATTTTTGGTGAATTGCTTTTCCAGCACCTCCGGGGGAATCTCCAGTGCTGAGCTGATTTCTTTTACCATGGCGTCAAAGAAAGCATCGTATGCGCTGTTAGGGTGTGTCGGGTCCGCAAACTTCACCGTCTCCCCCGGATTCAGGGAAAGGATAGCCCCCGGAGCCAGTTCAATACTCCCCTGGTCTTGGGTGTCAACCAGCATCTCCGGCGGTAGCATTTCCCCGATTGGCGTTCCGTTCTGCACGGTGGCGTTCTCCACGAACACCGTAAACATAGCACTGATCACCGCCGCCGTAATTTCCGCGTCGGTATACCGGCCCAACTGTTTCAGCGCCTCCAGGACCGGGGCCAGGATAGGCACGCCCCGTCGCTGGCCCGCCCGCTCCCGGTTCATAATGTGCAGTACGTTCGGCCTGCCGCTGCTCCCGTATGCCTCCACCCGCACCCATTCCATCGGCCCCGTCTGGTTTGCAAGGCTGGACAGCGGATGCTGGTTGCATATCCAATAGGCAATCACCATGCCGTCCTCGTCCGTCTCGATGCCCTGGACGATGCTGTAAACCTTCCTGCCCTTCACCTCGCACGGCACGAGGCGGTCATATCCGTCCGGCGAACACACCCGGTCCGCTTCTATCAGGCGCACCCGCAGGCTGTACGGCTGGCCCGGCTGCTCCTTCATTGGCAGCAGGGCAAAAGCGTCCCCGTTCATCAGATAGCTGAGAAAAGCGAGCTGCTGGAGCTTGTAGAAGTTGTCCACCCGATCCGCGTCGCATACCGGCGTGTCCGCCCATAGGGCGAACTCCCGCAGAATCTGTGCCTGCATAGCCTCTGCCTGCTCGTTGGTCAGCTTCAGATACTCCGCATCGATTTGCGGAGACGGCATAAGCCCGCCCGCCACCACGTTCGTCCGCAGGGTTTTCAGCGCGGCGGAGGCCGTCGGGATTCCCATGTAGGCGTCCCTGGACCGCTGGCGCAGCACGTCAAGGTTGTCCTCAATGTCCTCCTTTGGGCTTCCACCGAAAAACATCCAGCCTCGCATACTCTTCTTGGTCAGGTTTGCCCCATAGTTCCCGTATCCGCTGTTTGCAAATTCCAGGGCCGTTCTTGCGGCTACTCTCCGTACCGCCCGCACGGGGGAGACTGCTGCAATGCACTTGTCCAGAAAATTTTGCTTTGCCATATCCGCCCTCCCTACAGGTCACGCGGCACAAAGCGAAACGCCCGGATACGTCCCCCGTGCTGTTCCTCATTTTCGCACTCTGCCAGGCGGGCGGCCCAAAACTCGATCTCCTTCCGCACGTCGTACAGGTCCGCTCTGGTGAGACTGCGGTCGTCTATTTGATACCGCTGGCCCGTGGCGATTGCATCCTCCGCCGCTAGCCAGGTCCTTAATTTCTGCGTACACAGTTCTTTGCTGAATATCGCCATTGCGTTTCCTCCTCCGTTCTTAAAATCCCCTCGGAGAGCGGAAGGGGACCTCCGGGGGAAACCGGTTTCCCCCGGAAATCGTGCCGGGCGCAAGCCCGGTTTTGTCATTTCGGCAGAAATGACCGCGATTTAGATACCTCCACTCAGTTGCCGCCTGGACACACGGCGCGGTGCTGCGGCCCCCGGCTCTGGCTTCCGGAGCGGCGGGTTATAGATTTCCAGCGCGGCGGTGGCGTAGTTACGCAGGTCCAGCGGCTCGTTTCGCTTGTAATTCTTGTCCCGGAAGTCCCACGCCACAATCATTTTCCCCCGGCGGAACCGAGTGATCTTCATTTCACATGTCAGGCCCTTGAAGTACGTCTCATCGTACCCGGCCTCCGGATTCAACGGGAAGTGGCAGTAGTTCGGCCCGCTGGTGATAGACGGGTCCCGTACCGTGTGCTGTAGCCGCTGGTATAGCAGGTCCTTCCCCTCGTCAACGCCGATGGTGAACAGCGGGGTTTTGACCCGGTTATCCGTACTCGGATTCTTGAAGTAGGGGATTCCCTGCCCGCCCTTGCCCTTGATGGCGAATATGTGCCGGTCAAACTTGTCCACCGTGAATCGGTAGACGCTTACAGAGCGGTAGCCGCTGTCGATGCAGCAGGCGGCGATTCCCAGGGCCGTCCCGTCCTTTTTGTGGAAGGAGACTTGCAGAAAAGCGTCCAGGTCCTCCCAGACCTTTTCTTCCTTCGTGTCTCCGTATATCTTTTGATACCGGATGCCCCAGCTCTCCTTTCCAACGCCCCAGCCTACAACCTCTACCTCAAAACGGTCCTTCTGAACGTCCACGGCGGCGGTCAGCACCAGCACGCCGTCCGGCACCTCCGCGTCGTACAGCTCCCGGCGGCTGACCAGCTTGCTTTCGTCGATGTGTTCTCCCGGCTCTTCCCAGGTCTGCCCCAGTTCCGTGTTGGTCCAGGTTTTCATTTCCTCGATGTTGCCGACAGCCAACTGCTCGTTGGCAGAAATGAATTTATCCACCACGTCCTTCCAGCCGCAGAAATTGGACGCCAGCGTATTGAGGTGGAAGCCCCGCGTTTCGGCGGTGGGATTCTCCGCCCGGAAGCGCCCCAGCCGCCCCTGCGCTTTCCACTCGTATTCCCCGAACAGCTTCCCGCACCGCTCGCATTGATACAGGATTGGCTTCGCCGGGTCCGCGCGGTATGCCTCAAAGTTGAGACTGCTCCACGCCAGCGGTTGGTAATGGTTGCACCCGGGGCATGGCACGGTCCATTCCTCCCGTGTGCTTTCCATAAATTCCTTTTCAATTTTGCTGTGGCCCTTGATGGTTGGCGTGGAGACAATGACGGTTTTCTTGTCCCAAAAAACAGTTTGCCGCTTCTGCGCCAGCAGGAGAGGATCGCCCTCTGTTCCGGCGCTGTCTGGGTATCCGTCCACCTCGTCACACAGCAGCACCTTGATCGGCCGCATACGCAGGCCCACGGGGCTGTTGGCTCCCACGATGGTCACATGACCGCCGGGAAAATTCTTTTTCAGGATGGTGTTTCCGCTGTACCGGCTCTTCGTGTCCACCAGGCAGCGCAGCTCCGGTGTGTCCCGTATCATAGGTGCAAGGTTGTCCTTCGACAAAGCCTGTGCCATATCAAGGGTTGGCTCCATCACCATCACCGGGGCGGGGTAGTAGTGCATGTAGTAGCCCAGCACATTCATCAGCATGGCGGTCTTGCCGATCTGCGCGGCAGTCATAATGACTACCTTCCGCACATGGGGCTCCCCGATGGCATCCATGATTTCCCGCTGATAGGGTGCGTTGTCTGTGTTCCAGTGTCCAGGCGCCGGGCTGCTCTCCGCCGACAGCATCCGGTACTTGTCCGCCCACTGGGAGAGCGTCAGCGCCGGGGGCGGGCGCAGGTTGGCAACACACCTGGCGAACATTTCTCTTGTCTGCGGCGCGATTCGAAAGAAATTCCGCTCCGTTTCGCTTCCGGCTTCGCCGAAAGCTCCACCCGCTCCATTCCTTTCTTCTCTCCCCATGCGACCCGCTTCGCTGGGCTCGCGCGGGAGCCCCGTATCATCCCTCTTCTTGTCCATTGGGCTTTTCCCGCCCCTTTCCGCTCTGCCTGGTTGGCTCGTCCTCACAAAGTCCGTTTGTCTCCGCTTCCACCTGCGGCAAAAACTCCACCCGCTCCCTTGCTCGTCCTCTCCTACCTGGCCCGCTTGCGCTTGGCTCCAGCGGTTACCCCGTGCTATTCGTCCTCTTCTTCATCGTCTCCACCCTTTACCGCAAAAGCCACATGGAAGCGTGACAGCTCCTCCAGCGTCTCGTCTATGGCCGTTTTGAGCTTATCGTGTATGCCTGCCTGGTTGCCGCCCATCTGCGACAGCTCCCCGGACAGCTTCGCAGGCAGACTGGAGAACCGCCCCCGCATATTCAGGCACAGAGCGGCCAACCCTTTTTCGATGTCCGCCGTGCTGTGCAGGTTTCCCCGGCGCACCTCGTTCTCCATGTCCGCCGCCTTGCGCTTGGCCCGCGTAAGCTTGGCCCGCTCGTCGTTCAAGTTGGTGTTCCCGCTCCCATGGCGCAGATAGGAAATATACCGGACCACCGACGATTGCAGGTCATAAAGCCCCGAAGCCTTTTCGACAAGCACGCCCTCATCCCGGAGCTGCCGCACCCGGCGCGGTGTCACCGCCAGCCAGTCGGCCACCACATTACTTGTGTACAGCTTCACTTTTCGTCCTCCCGTTCCGTCCCGGTCAGGTCGTCCGGTTCTGCTCCTTCCACATCCGCGCTGCCAGACGCCCGCATACGTAGGATGTCAAGCCGCTGCCGCTCCAGTTCAAGACGCGCTGCGCTTTCCTCCAACGCCCGCAGGCTGTCCGTGATTTTTGCGATACGGCCCTGTACTTTATAAAGCGCCTCCTGCAAACTCTGGACCCGCTTAAAGGCGCTGTCGCTGAAACACATGGTTGTATTGTTCTTCCCCCGTATCTCCGTCATGGCACTTAGATACATGGCTCCCTTTTCCGCTTTCTCGTAGTCCGCGATTTTGGAGAGAATTTTGTTTTCCCGGAATTTCAGCACCTTCATTTCATGCTCCAGCGCTTCCCGGACCTTCAGCGGTGTTTCCGCCACCAGTTTCTTTTCTTCCTCGGTCAAGGAATCAAGAAAGACCGCGCTGTAAGCTCCGTCCTTTTCCGCGTTCTTATTTCCCGGCGGCGCGCCCTTATGGCTCCCGGCGGCATTCCGCTTTCCCTTGCTGTTCTTGTTGCCCTTCTGCCCGCCCCTCTTTTTAGGCGGCACGGCCTCGTCCCATTTTTCATCCCGCTTTCTGTTTCGCACATAGGAATAGGACAAGCCCATCTGCTCCGCCAGTTCCCGGAGGTTTACCTTTTCCCCATCGGTCCGGCGGCGGACATATTCTGCCTTTGCGGCGTCAATCTTCCTGCCCCCCGACCGCACAGTCTCCACCTCCAGACAAAGCAAAAGCCCGCGACGTTTCCGCCGCAGGCTGACTATTCACGCTACCATTATATCTTAAAAAAGTGACATTAGTTGGCAACTCCAAAAACTTTTTTGGTTTTGCCGCCGGACCCGCCCCCGATTTTTCCACCCCCTCTTTTTTGCCCCCCTACTTTTTCCCGGACCATCATGGGGAAGCCGAAAAAAATCCCTCATACCTAAAAAAATCCTGCGCTCACGGACCCGCAGACCTTACAATCCCCTCCGGGAGTACCTACGGCCCTCCGGGCGGGTCCGGTTGTGGCCGTCGGGCTGGTCGCTGTCGTCGTCGCGCCGGTCTGCCTGTTCTGGTGTGGTGTGGGCTGTCTGGTGGTGCTGGCTGTGGATTTCGCAGAGATGGCGGGCGGCTCTTGCATGGGGCCTGAGGGGACTATAGGGGGTCGTAAATAGACCTGGTATAGACCTGATACCGCGCGCATAAAACCCCTCGGCGCGGCCATTCTGCAAGCCGTCGCCGCCCTGCATAATTCTGGCCATTGGTGCCGGTCCTGCTGCTGGCGTATGCCCCCGGCGATTCTCTCCCGCTCCCGCTGGAGTTTTTCGCCGGGCTTTTCCTGTGGGGCTTTGCCGGTGGTGCCTGCTGGCTGGTGTCTGACTGGTCTGCTGTCTCTGCACGGATTTTTTCACGAGAATTTTTCACGAAAAAAGCGCCGGAAAATTTCGGCCCTCTTTGGGCTGTCGTTTTCCGGCGCTGTTGTTTTCATCGACGCGGCGAGCTGGCCGCAGGCGGTCCGGCTCCTGGGCCATTGCCGCGCCGGTCTGCGTTCTTCCACGGCGATCGGGCCGAATACCGCCCGCACTTTGCCGCGAAAATTTCCAGCGATTTTTCCGGCGAGGTATTTTATGCGCGCGGTCAAGGGCTTGTTTCCTGGTACATTAACGCCCCCTATAGTCCCCCACGGCTGGAAAAAATTCACTGGAAATTCTGGAGGCAACCCCGCCGCAAAAATTCCCGCTTTCGCCGTTTTTGCCAAAAACCGCCCGGAAATTTTGGCTAAAAATAATTCCCCAGTCCCCCCTAAAGGGGGACGTGGGGAACGGTTTCGGGGGGATTGACGGCGCAAAAATCCGCCGCTATGATGCGAGGCAAGCCCAGGCCAAACGGCCCAGGCCTAGCGAACCGGCGCAAGCCGTCCAGGAAGGAGGGAGGGCATGACCACGCCGACGCAAACCGAGCTGCTGGTGAAAGAAGCCAAGAGCGCGGAGCGGCTGGAAATTATGCGAATGGCCGACCAGGCCGAGGATTTCCAGGCGTTCAAAAAAGCGCTTGAAGAGCGGCACAACGCCAGCAAGTAAGAAAAGCGCCGGGCCTCCCCTGCAAGGCTGACCCGACGCTTCCCCATAGGGCCACGGGCGGCGAGTTCGCCGCCGCCCCGGTCCGCGCTTAGAATACCATCCACGACGGCAAAAGTCAAGCGGACGCACTCAACCATGCAATCTGCACAACGTGAAACGCATTCAACCGTGCAAATTGCGCAAACCGAAAATTTTTTGGAAAAATCGCTTGACAGCCGCATTCAACCGTGCTATGATGCAACCATCCCGGGCGGCACGGTTGAATGCAAACCGCCGAACCTGAACCTTGAAAACCGAACGTATAGCCACCGGGCAGGTGAGAAGTTGCCCGGCAAAGTTGAACGCACAACAGCGACCGCAAGCGGCTAAAGACTTGCGGACCTCCCAAACCCCCGCAAGGCCGACGGCATCCGCCGCCGCTGGTGTAAGTCCAGCCGCCGGAGCAATCCGGCGGGCGCTCATGGGGGAACCCCCGGATAACATGAAAACCATTTGACAGGCGAAAGCCGGAAGGGAGATAAAACCATGAAAGAGCAAGTTTTCACCTACAAGCCGGAAATCCTGGTGGAAATGGCCCAGGAGTATTTGAACGCCGAGAACGACGCCCGCATTTTCTACCGGCGGCATCGTCCATTCCCTGGTGCAACGCTAGACCTGGGGACCGTCGAGGACCGTGCCTGCTACGAGCGCCACGACAAAGAATCTTCCTGCACCTGGAGCGCCTTTGTCAGCGCTTGCAGACTGGTGAACGCGGACCCCGACACCGTTATGGCAACGGTCAAGGCTATGAACCGCTACGAAAAGCGGGAGCGCTGGCAAGTCTGCGCACACCTTCCCAGCGGTTACGACTGGCACAACCACGAGGACCGAAAAGACACCCTGCGCCGCTTTTGGTCCACTCCCGACGAGGGCACGAAATATTTTCAATCCAGCGGACGCCGGAAGCCCTGGACCGTCGAAAAGAAATCCGCCTAACATCCCCGCAAGGCCGACGGCATCCCGCCGCCGCTGGTGCAAGCCCAGCCGCCGGACAACCCCGGCGGGCGCTCATGGGGAACAATCCCCGGAACACATCAACCCAACCCCAAAATTTACAGGAGGTTTTTACCATGACAAACACCGAAATCATCACCAACACCCTGAAATCCCGCGGCATGACTGACGACCAGCTTTCCCAGCTCCTGGACGCCTACAAGGGGGATTTGCCCTTCCACACCATCCCGGAATGGTCCCGCCGTGGCTACCACGTCAAGGCCGACGCGGCCCCGCTCTTCACCTGCGACCTGTGGAAGCACACCAACAAGCCCAGCCGCGCCGCCATTGAGGCCGCGACGGAAGCGGGCGAGGATGTCCCGGAGCAGTCCCCGCACTTCTACAAGAAGCTGTCCTATATTTACAGCTTCGCCCAGGTAGAGAAGAACGCCGACGCGCCGGACCTGGACACCATCAAGGCCCGCTTTAGCGGCCTGCCTGGCCTGACGTTGACCGTCAAGGGCGAAAAAACCGGCGCGCCTAACGTCTGGTTTACCGGCGACGTGGAGAAGTACGCCGACGAAATCAAAGCGGCGGGCGGCATCTGGAGCAAGAAAAAGTCCGCCTACTGGGTGAAGCCCAGCACGGCCCCGGCCCCCTCCATCATGGAGGACGCCCCCAGCATCCCGGCCCCAATGCAGGCCCGCCCCGCGTTCACCCTTCCCCCGGTCCGTCTGGCACTCCCCGCCCCGGCGCGGCTCCTGGCGCTTCCCGCTCCCAAGGCTGACCCGGAACCGGCCCCCGCGCCGGTCCCCGGCCCCTGGAAGAAATGCAGCTTCTACACTATCCGCCGCGACAAGGGCGACGAGAAGCAGAAGCCGCACAAGGTAGACGGCTACACCGACGGCGTTTATAACTACTACGCCATCGGCGACAAGCGCGGCAAGCTCTGGCACGCCATCCACCCGGTTTATGGTCTTTCCGTCGCCTACGCTGACAGCCGCAAGGACGCCCAGGAGAAAGCGCAGAAATGCGCCGAGCAGGTCCAACGCTACGAGGCCCAAAAAGACGCCCGGCTGCAATCCTACGCCGACATGATGAAAGCGGCCCAGGACGGCGGCAACCTGTCCCTGTTCTGATCCATGGTCATGTGGCATCCGTAAGGCGTCAAAGCTGCCAACGGCTGCCCAATAATCAAGCCCGCAAGGCCGACGGCATCCGCCGCCGCTGGTGCAAGCCCAGCCGCCCGGCATCCGGGCGGGCGCTCATGGGCCGAAAACCCAAAACCACAAAACGGAGGTACGCAAAATGTACTATGAAATCAACGAGGAATCCGCCCGCCGCGCAAATGATATGAACTCCATGCGCGACTACAGGCCCGGCAGCGCCACCGCCGAATACCGCAGCGAGGTTGACAAAGCCGCCGCCCTGGTGGAGCGCCAGAAGCAGAAGGTCAGCCCCTTCTATCATGACAAGCTGGACGCGCTTCTGGACCGCTACGCCCGCCGCCTTGCCGCCTACTACAACGACTACTACCGCAACGAGGCCGCTTGTCCCTCCATCCTCATTTCCGGCGGCAGTAACTTCCCCGTCCGCAAGAAGGAGAAACAGAACTCCCGCCGTGAAACGCTTATGCACGAGTATAACGAAATCCAAGGAATCCTGTCCAAAATCAAAAGCGTCGGCACCGGCCCCATCGCCCCCACGGACCCCCACGCCCGCGAAATGCTTACCGACCGTCTCCAGCGCCTCCAGTCCACACTTGACCGTGGCAAGGCAATGAACGCCCACTATCGCAAGCACAAAACCATGAAGGGCTTTCCCGGCATGACCGACGAAACCGCCGCCGAAATGGACGAGGCAATCAGCTGCGCCCCTGCCTTTGCACAAACCCCATTCCCCGACTTTGAGCTTGCCAGTCTGCGCGGCAAAATCAAGCGGACGCAAGAAAACCTTTCCAAGCTGGACGGCCTGGAGCAGCACAAGGACGACGCCAAAAACACCCTGGAATTTGACGGCGGCAAGCTCTTCCTGAACATGGAGCAAAACCGCCTGCAAATCCTCTTCGACGAAATCCCCGGCGACGAAATCCGCTTCGCCCTGAAATCCCACGGCTTCAAATGGTCCCGCAGAAATGAAGCGTGGCAGCGCCAGCTTACCCGAAATGCCATCTACGACGCCAAGCACATTTTAGGAATCACCGACACAAAACCGGCCACCGCCGCCGAGGGCGACGCCGCCCAGCAGGCCGCGCCCCTTGCAACCCCCAGCGCCGAGGACAAAACCGCCGAAATCCGAACCGCCCCCGATGGTCAAGCCCTCATGCCCCTGGCATAACAAGACCCGCAAGGCCGACGGCATCCGCCGCCGCTGGTGCAAGCCCAGCCGCCCGGCAACGGGCGGGTGCTCATGGGTAAACCCCAGCACCCAAAACCAAAAGGGAGGACCACAACATGGAGTATCACGGCTTCCGCTCCATCAAGGAGTACGAAATCGAGTGTGCCCGCGTCGGCTTCACGACCCGCCGCGTACCCTTCCGCAAGAACGACGAGAAGTATTTTGCCCTTATCACCACGCCGCCCGGCCACCCGACCGGAACAAGCGTGGAGTCCTGGACCCTCTTCACCGCCGACGAATCCGCCCAAGTGCTGGACGGCATCATCAGCGGCGGCATGATGGACCCGGCAAAGTATATGCGCGACGGCCTGGACGTGAACGATTTAGGCAAGCTGGCCGCACACGGCTACCGCCCGGATGAACCCCAGGACACCCCGGCTCCTGCTTCCGCTGCGCTGGAATACCCCGTAGGGGAAGGAGGGCAAATATACTTCCTGCTCTAACCACAACGCAAGCAGGCAAAACACGGTTGAATACCGCATTAAACCGTGCTATAATGCCCATACAACGCGAAAAGGAGGTCTTGGAATGCCAATCAGTGAGAACAAGAAAGCGTCCAACGCCCGGTACACTGAAAAGTGCGACTATATCAACGTCCGCCCTTTGAAAGCGCAAGGGCAAAAAATCCGTGCCGCCGCCGCCGCCGCTGGTCAAAGTCTGCAAGGCTACATTCTCCAGGCCGTAGAAGAGCGCATGGCCCGCGAGGCGCAGAAGGGAGGCTCAGAATGACGGACGAAACGCAAGTCTTTGCTCCCTACCGCTGTGTCGCCGCCTTTGCCGACGGCTCCCGGCTCCTGTTCGACGGCCTGACCCGCGAACAAGCCCGCTCGACAATGGATGCCGCAATGGAGCAGCACGGGGATATAGGCTGGTGGAACTGGGTAACAGACGAAAACTACCGCAACGGGGAGTATTACAAGCTGATACCCCCACCGCCGCATTTCCCGTTCCCCATCCTGGACCTGTCCGACTGCCAGGCCGAGGAAGAGCGCCAGAAAGCCCTCCAGGACCCCTTTGAAGAGGACGGCGAACCCGCGTCGGAATAAACTCCGCTCCACTCGCTTCCGGCTCTGCCGAAAGCTCGCACCGCTCTGTTATTCCTCCTTCTCCTCACGCAGCCCGCTTCGCTGGGTCTTGCGTGGGGTCCCCAACAAAAGCCCTCCAGAGGCCGCATAAGCGGCTCCCGGAGGGCTTTTCTTTGCCTATTCGCAAATTGTTTTTCCAGCGCGGTTTTTGTGCCTGGGGAAGCTATCGCATTACGCGCATATTGACCTCGGACCAAAACTTGAAGATCCCAGTCCCTTTTCGCCCATATCCACCGCTGGTCTCGGCCCGTCCAGATCGCAGGAAGCGCCCAGCAATCTGTCCCCAAAATCTTCTATACGCGCGCACGCGAAGCACGCCCCAAAATTTCGTCTACCATCGGCACTTCTTCCAGGGCTTCCCCCAGCCGGTCCACGGCCTTGTCGTGCCACCAGCGTACCGTCCTGTCCGGCACCCCGTTTGCGACTGCAATCTGCACCCAACTGTACTTATCCCGGTACTTGAAAAAAATCAGCCTTTTGTACTCACCTTTTATCGCGTCCAAACAGCTCTGAATCATATCCCGGTCCATGGTCAGAACGCGGTCTTTTACAGAAATTTCCTCCATCCTGTTCCACACGTTCCGGGCGTCCGCCTGCAAGGCCAGCACTTCGGTTGGTTTTCCCGGCGTGGAGTTGTGCGGCATCCCGTCATAGGCGATACCGCGCAATCCGTCGTATTCTCCCTCCAGCTCAGCCCGCTCGTCGGCCAGCATCCGCCTCATAGCTGGAATCCCGAAATAGTAGGCTATTACTGTTTTCACGTCCTTACGCCGCATAGCTCCACCTCCGCGTCAGTTCGTTCTTTTGGCTTCTCTCCACGACCCGCGCCATTCCCGTTTGCGCTGGCCAATCCGCTTCCGCGCGGCCCATGCGCTTTCTCTGGCTTTTCTCTGTCGGAATCGGGAGGCAGTTTCCCGCTCTACGGCCCGCAGCTTCTCCCGTGCCTCTTTCTGGTCCCAGGCAGTCGTGGGGTCCAGAAACTCCCTGTTTTTCGCCATCTGTCTGCTGTCTGCATCAAGCAAACTGTTCAGTTCTTCCAAACATTCCCGCAGTCCACCCGCGTCCCGTTGCAACACATTCAGGATCATTCCCTCCGCCGCCTCCATGGAAACGCCCGTTCGTTCCGCAATCATGCAGGCGACCTCTTCAATTTCCTGTGTTTCTCGCTCCATGCAGTCCGCCAAATATTTTATCGCGCGCGCTGGCGCCCCTACGCCGTTCCCGTCTAATTCATCCGCAATCAAAACTTTGGTCTGCTTTTTAGGCTCTTTTTTCGCTTCCCCGGCCGGAAAAGTTGGCACTCCACAATCCCTATTTCCCACGTTTGCAAAATAGCTGTACCCATCCGGCAGCGGCACATACCTGCCGCCCGGTACCTTCTGAATCCCGGACACATCCATTGCCCATCCGCCGCAGTATGGGCAGGCGATTGTAAACGGCGACGGTTTGTGATTTTCCCCGAACTCTTCAACGCCCTTTTCCAGATACATAGGCCAGCTCTTCCCGCATTGTTCACAGCAATAAATCATTCTTCCATGAATCAACGGCGGGCGCGTGCGTCTTTCAATATTTCTCTCCACCGCTCCGCCCCTCATTTCCGCAGGGCGGCGATTGCCACGGCCAGCGCGTCGGCCCGCTCCATCCATGTGTCCGCCAGCCCGGCTTCAATGCCAAGCATTTCCTCGCAGTACATTTGCAGGTCTTCCAGGATGTTTGCGGCCATCCGCTTGTGCATCGGCTCCTTTTCCGGCCTCGGCGTATCTTCCGCAGGTGGGGGAGAGGGCAGCGTGGGGAAGTCCACGATTTTCCCGGTATCCCCTGTGTATGCCTCCGGTGTCCAATCCACCTTCGGCGCTCCCGCTTCATCCTCCAGCCTTGCCGGGAGAACAGCCGCGCCGCTGGCCGAACGGTCCTTCGCCCGCTCCAAAATTTCCTCCATCTGCTCCGGCGTCGGCGCTGGCCCCGTCTCGTCCGCTATGACCATCGTGACCCCGCCCGCCGGTATCGGCGGCTCCGGTGTCCGCAGTTCTTCCCGCAGGCGCTTCACTTCGTCGATGGACGGCCCGCGCTTCATGGCTCTTGCCCGGTCCAGCGCCGTCAACTGCTCCCGCTCGGACATGGTGGACAGCTCATAGGCCACGGAGATATTGATTTTCCCCTCTTCCAGCCAAGTCTTGAACGCCGCTATCAGGTGTTTTGCAATGCTGTCATACCGGCCCACTTGTGCGGGCGTGGTGCCCAACTGCTCCGCAATGATTTTCCGCGTCTCGCCAGGGATTTTCTCAAACCGGCGCTTTTTCTCCAAAAGTGCGCGTAAGCGCGTTGCCTCCTGCACCTTAACCCAGTCTGTTTTTTCCCTATGACCGTTTGTGGTGATAATCAAAATTTCCTCGTCAATGGCCCGCAGCTCTTCCGCCTCCGGCCCCGTCTCCCGCTCGGTGTCCTCCACCATGCACGGCATCTTCCGGTAGGCTTCCTTGCCCTGCTTCACAAGCTGGAGAGAAGCCAGCCGCCGACGGTGGCCGGAAAGAAGTTTGTACTTCCCGCCGCCCAGCGGCACCACAAGCCCCGGCTGCTTCACGCCGCCGGACAGTTCGATCAGCCCGGCCAGTTCGTCGATTGCCGACATGGGATAAAAATTATCTTCCGACGGCAAAAGGTCGTCCACGTCTATGTATTTCAGCACGGCGCGGCCCTCGTCCGCCTTGCTCCGTGCCTGGACCTGCCCCCGGCCCTTTTGCAAGCTCATAATATCGAACCCCACGGTTTATCCCTCCTTCACGCTTCCGGCATTTCATACATCTGCCTGCCCGGTATCCGGTATTCCTCCATGATTTCCCGTAAAACTTCCTGCACTTGTGCCTCGTTCTCATACCGGCCCAACGTCACGCTCTTTCCGCTTGCTCCCCGCGCAAAAACATTCCATTCGGCGTTAAAGCGCGCAGTTTCCGGCTCCCCGAAAATTGCTTCCGCGCTGTCGAGATTGACAACCTCGCTCTTCCTCTGCGTCAGAATCAGCATTGCTTACCCCTCCTTCCCCTTGCTCAAATCGGTCAAGGCCAGATATTCCGCCGTCAGCTTCTTGTACTGGATAGCGGCCCAGGAGCGGGGCGCGAACGCGCACAGCGGCATTTCCTCCAGCGTGCTTTCCGGCACCTTCGGATTGTAGCTTATGGCCGTCTGGAACACAGGGCAGATACCGCTATCCTCCAGCGATTGCCGCGCCTGCTTGAACGGCTCCCGGTTCTGCCAATGGGTGAAGAACGCGCCCCGTAGCGTCAGCCCCGGATTGACGCTCTCCCGCACAGCGTCCACCTGTTCCACCAGGTCCAACAGACCGGAAAAAGAAAACTCGTCTGGGCGGATAGGGATAAGCACGTCGTCCGCCGCCGTCAGCACGTTCAGCGTCACCGTGTCCGCCGCCGGGCCGTTGTCGATGATGCAGAAATCGTAGTCATTGCGCACCAAGTCCAAGGCTCCAAACAGCACCCGGGCCGTGTCCATGTCGTCCCGGTCGAACAGCGCCCGGTCCGCCGCGTACAGCTCCATGTTGGACGTGATGATGTCCAGCCCCTTGCACCCGGTCCGGTAAATGACCCGCTCCACGCCCTCGGCGTCCAGCGTGTCATCCAGCAGAAGCGCCGCCGTCCCGTCCTGCTCCCCGTACACCCCGAAATACCGGGAGGCGCTGCCCTGCTTGTCCCCATCTACCAGCAGCACTTTCTTGTGGTGGTACACGGCCAGGATGTGGGCGATATTTGCCGCCGAAACGGTCTTGCCCACCCCACCCTTCAGATTGACGACTGCCAGCGTTCTCACGTTTTGTCTCCCCCTTCCCAGTTCCACCAGCCCTGTTTCCCGCGTGCGTAAGCTGGCATACGGAACATGACCGGGTTTTTCAGGACCCATGCCCAGCGCCCCGGCGAGTAGTCCCCCAGCGCCCTTTCCTTGGGCGTGAGCCCCTCCGCAACTTCCTCTACGGGGACGCAATCGACAATTTCCACGGTCCCAACAACCGCACCCATTGCAAGGATGGTCCCTTGTGGGATGTACGTTTCACAAATTTTCACCTCGTTTCCTGTTATGTCTCGCAATCCAGCATGGACGGCCACGCGGCCCCTGATGCTTGTCCGCCTTGGACGCGTCTCATATCCTTTTAACCCCGCCACAATCGCGTATGCGTATGGCTGATGCGCAGTAAAGGCTTTCATTCTCCCCCTCCTTCTCCGGCGTCTCCGCCCTCCCGAAACAGTGGCCCTGGCTCCCGCTCCAAGGCTTTCAGATACTCCTGCTGCTTTTTCGCCTCCAGCGTTTGGCGGCACTTGTAGGCTAGGCTCTCCAGCTCTTCCACAAAGCCCGCGCTGATGATGTCATACGGCATAATGATAGCGGCAATCTCCATCCCGTTTTTCGCTACGATGTATTTGCCCCAGTTGGTGTCCGCCCGCTCGAACAGCCGCAGGTAGTCGGCTATGTCCTCCAGCGGGGCCAGATACTTGTCCTGGACGAACGTCATACCGTCGCTTGTACTAAGCGGCTTCACAATACGCCCGTCATACTCCACCGTGGGCCACTCGTCGTTAATCGCCCGCTCGCCCCGCTCCCAGTCCTCCAGACTGTAGACCTTCGGCACCGGCTGGCGCTTGGTCCGGCACTTTTTCCGCTTTTTCTCCGGGATATCAAACATAGCGCACACGTTGTTCTCGTCCAGGATAGGAAGGCCGGACAGCAGGTACATGGAATACCCGTCCCCCAGCCACTGGCGGATTTCCCCGCCCTCACGGTTTTCATCGAACAGGAAGAACGCCTTGTTGGCGTTGCACAGCGCCGCGACCTTTTTCAGCTTCACGCATTACACCTCCTGAATGTCGATATTGAAGCGCTCCTTCATCAGTTTGCGCTTCATGAGATACTCCTTCGTACGGGTTGCGCGGCTCTTCACGTCCTCCACCTCGCGCTCCCAAGCTCCATATCCCTCACTTCCGCCTCGCGGCGAAAGTTCGCTTATTTCGCTGCTCGCGCTCTCCCCACAAAGCCCGCTGTGCTGGGCCTTTGCGGGGGCCCCGTTTTTTCTTTTCCAATACACAAAATCCGCCCTATACCGGATAGCCCGCACCCGTCGGCCCTCGCTATCGGTATAGGCTTCCTGCAAAGTGAAGTCCACCTGTATACGCAGTTCCCGGATTTCCCCGGCCCGCTCCAGCGCGGCCAGCTCGTCATACCGGCGGGCTTCCTTCTGGCTGTCAAACCGCAGGACGGCCCCGGCTGGCGTCACCCGCTCGGTTGGTTTGTTGTGGTACTTGGCGGGCTTCCCCGGTTCTGCATCAACAGGGGAGGGGAGAGGCGGACACTTCTTCCGCCGCTCCTGCTCCGCCCACTTCCGCAAAGCCTGGGCCTGATAGGCAGGCGGCAGGTCCTTCACGTCAATTCCCATGGCTCACTCCACCCATCGGAAACGCGGTGTCAGGTCGTTCGCGTTCACCACGCGCAGCGTCGCCCGCACATTTACCTTTTGCATTATTTCGTCGTTCTGGCTTTCCCACAGAATAAAGCCAGATTGATACAGTTCCCGCATAAGTATGTATAGCACTTGTTCCTCGCAGTATTGCCTAAAGTCAATCGCGCTGTCCGGACTTGGCATTGCAACGCTGATTTGCGCCTGTACCTTCTGTGGTTTTTCCGTCTCCGTCCATTCAATTTGCCGCTGTATCGGGGTGAATTGTTCGGTGTATTCGCCCAGCTTCTTAATCAGCCACCGGCGCAGGCGGTCGAAAAACTTTTTCATTTCCCGTTCCTCCTCCCTTTCCGCCTCTTCTCCGCACAGTAGTCCCGGATGATTTCGGTCCGGTCCCGCTCGGTTGTGCTGGCTACCAGGTGCCCGTAACTGACGCCCCGCCGCTTGCTTTCCCGCACCAGGGCAGAAATCGCCTCCGATTCCGTAGCGCACCCGCCGCCCGGCAACTCAACCATGCTCATGTGTGTTTCCTCCCTTCTTGATTACACCGCTTCTGTTTCGGTTTCTTCGGTTTGATAAATTTCCCGTCCTTCCTGTATAGGCGTATAGAGAGATAGGTCCCTCCGTTCACGTCGTTGTGAAACGCCTCCGCCGGGCCGGACGCCAGATAGTCTGGATACAGCTTTTCAAACCGCGTGCTGTCCTGCTTGTGTTCGGCCAGCTCCTTTGCTTTCGCCCCGGATATGCGCCCATCCCTTGTCCTTGGCTCCGGGTCCACCAGGTTTTTAGAGGCGGACCACGCCTTGCCCCCGACGGGGGACTTCACGACGTAATTTGCCAGCCCGGCCAGCCCGTTTTCATCGAATTGCAGGCGTCTGGAGTTTGCGCGTCCATATTCCCACATACCTTCCAGGGTGTCCCGGTCTATCCCCCCGTTGACAGTGATGTGGTGGTGATAGCGCCCGCCCCGCTTCCCCCGCTCTGTGACGGCTATGTATTTCAGCGGGGGCAGGCCCATCTTTTTCCGCAGGCGCTGAACCCGCCGGATATAGTTACGCAGGTTGCGGGCCGCTTCCTCGTCGCTCCCCGGCTGCTCCCCCCTGTAGGTCATGTGGATTTCCAGGTCCTCCGGCGTGAAATTCGCGTGGAAGAGGCGTGTCAGCTTTTCTTCCCGGTGCTTTTGGTTGAGCTTCTTTTGGGCCTGCGTGGAGGGCCTTCTTTTGGCCCGCTTCCCGCCGCTGTGCTTCCCCGTCTCAAAGACGGGATAGATAAACACGTCCAGGTATTCCCCGCAGACATACTTCTTTTCCCGGTACACGGTGCGCATACCGATAGCACCCCCTCCGTGGTCGTTAAGTTACTATTCCATACAAGCCCGAAACGCGCCTGCGCGCGTACTTTTCCCCTTGTATATGTCCCCGGAGTGTGGTACAATATGTTGTGTACTTGATTGTCATGGGCACCCTCCGGGGTGTCCGCCCTGCGCAAGCTGTAGGAAGCTCGCGCAGGGCGTTTTCTTTTATCCGAACCGCTCGCGCGGCACCCTCCCGGTTGGCCACCCAAACGGCATTTCCATTGTCCTGAACGGCGGCGCAAACGGTCCACCCATCATCAGCGGCGCGGACGCTGCGGACATTCCTCCCATCGGCCCTAGCGCCATTTTCAGCGTCATGCAGGCGACGGCAAAGCAGGGAGGCGGAAGCTCCTTCAATATGTCCAGGATTTTGTGAACGGCCTCCTCCGTCATTTCCGCCTGCTCTTCCAAGGACGGCTCCTTCTTCTCTTCGTCCGCGTTCCCGGCGGCGTTTTCTCCGCCCTCCCGCTCTACCCGGACGGAATCGACGGCCCGCTGCGCGGCCCCCTCGCCACAGTCCCGGTCGTACAGGCGCTCGTCGAACTCATCCTCGGACAGCTCCACTTTCAGCACCCGCCCATACAGGTAATCGAAATAGGTCTGCTTCTCCAGCAGCCCGGCGCAATGCTCAACCGTGATAGGCCCGCTGGCCTGCATGAACCCCATCCCCTGGAGGTGGCTGTTTTCATACAGCGCTTTCAGGACCCGCGCCTTGTCCATCCCTTTGATGTCAACCATTCTCTTTGCCTCACGTTCATTGATTTGGACCCGTTTACCGGGTGTCCATCGTTTTTCTGCCCTTTGTCATTCAACCAATGCAGGTGTTTACACCGCCGCATCACGCACCCCCGCCGCCGTATGTAAACGTCGTTCATCAGCCGTTCATGCAGAGCGCACCAGGCCGTGGCGTTGGCAGGTGTCTTGCGTGGCTTCCGCTTTTTCCTTGCCATGTCACGCCGACACCACTCTTTCCAGCTCCTCCATCGTCCGCAGTTTCTTCCCGCACCACTCCGGGAGGTTGGCCCGCACCACGGCCTCGGCCATCGGCGGACATACCGCGTTCCCACAGCGTGCCACCTGTTTGCTTTTCCTGTAGGCCCGGCCCGTGTAGTCCCGGTCGATGATGTAGTCAGGCGGGAATCCCATGGCGTTGTAAAGCTCCCTCGGCGTCAGCATCCGCAGGCCGATGTCGGCCATGAAATAATGTGCCCCATTCACATTCAGCAGGAGGGCTTCATTGTCTTTCAGGTCGTACCCGCAGAATCGGTTAAGCAACGTCCGTATCTCCGGCCAGTGCTTCATATCCGCATCCGGCCCATAGGCCCGTATCTCCGTGCGGATTTCCGCAAATTCCCCGGCGCTGGCCGTAATGGTCCGCAGGGGCTTCCTTTCGTCCTGGCCTATGTCCTGCCCTTTGAACTCGCATATATGCGTCAGTGTCAGGGCTTCCCGGTCGTGTGAAGTCACGGTCCGCATCGGCTGGGAAATGTCCAGCGGGTTTCCGTTCCCGTAATACTCCACCAGGTTTGCCGCCACCAGTCCGTAGCGGTTGGAGGCGTCCACCGTTCGCAGCGGCTCCGCGACGCCCTGCCCCCGTACATTCTCGCTCTGCTCTGTGTGATACTGAATCAGTGCGGGAGACAGCAACATTTGATTTCCCGCCGTGGTGATGGTATGTATCGGGTCCGTTACTGGCTCGCCTACCGAATTTGTGGTGTTCGTCACGATCCACGGCACGATGTACGGCGTCTTGGTCTTTATCACGAACTTGTCCACCCCACGAATCACGCGCCGCATTGTGTTGTCTGCAAGCGGCCTTACCGCATTGACGCCGTACCGGCTTTTGATTTCCTCCTTTGTTGCAAATATGGAATAGCACGGCTGGCCCCAGTCGATAACCTCCGCCGCCGCCCTCCACTTCGGCAGGCCGTCGGCCCCGTCCCTGTCGTGGGTCCGCTCCGGCCACACGATAGGCCGTCCGTCACACCGCGCCACCAGGACAAAGCGCTTTCGTGTTGTGGGCGCTCCGTAGTCCGCCGCCACCAGCTCCCGGTGTTCGATGGTGTACCCCAGGTCTGATAACTGTTTCTTCCACCGCTGGAAGGTCTGGCCCGCCTTTTTCTTGACCGGCTTTCCCCGGCGGACCGGCCCCCAGGTCTGAAATTCCTCCACGTTCTCCAGGATAATCACGCGGGGCCTGACAGTCCCGGCCCAGCGCAGGACAATCCACGCAAGGCCCCGGATATTCCGGTCCACCAGGGCCGCGCCCTTCGCCTTGGAAAAGTGCTTGCAATCCGGGGAGAACCACGCCAGCCCTACCGGACAGCCGCCGCACTCCTTCACCGGGTCCACGTCCCACAGGTCGGCTTGTAGGTGCCGGGTGTGCGGGTGGTTGGTCTTGTGCATCAGAATAGCGTCCGGGTCGTGGTTGATTGCTGTTTTCACAATGCGCCCAGTCGCCAGCTCCATCCCGGTTGAAGCACCGCCGCCGCCCGCGAAATTGTCCACGATGATTTCATCCGGCGCACTAAATCGAATCCTGCTCAACGTCTCTCTCTCCAGTCCTTGATGATGTCCCGGACGGTCGCCGCCGCGCAGTAGTACAGCACAGGCAGAAGCAGCGCCAGCGCTTCGCCGCCGACGGCGAAATACCCCCGCTCCTGCATAGCGTAGGCCGCGCCCAGCTTATACAGCAGGACCCCGGCCACCGTCAGGAACACATACCACGCCACGGTCCAGCCGTTGCATCGAAAGAAATTCCGCTCCGTTCTGCTTCTGGCTTCCGCCGAAAGCTCCACCCGCTCCATTCCTTTCTCCTTTCCCCACGAAACCCGCTTACCTGCAAGGGGTACGCCGCATCCGTAAGGCGGCTTTACCGTCAACGGCTGCTCAGTCGCTGGGCTTTCGTTGGGACCCCTTTTGTCTTGTCCCGCTCGGATTTTGATGTACTTGACCTTTTCCACGGTTTCACCTCCCATTTCACAGCTTTTTCCAGATGTATTCCCTCCACGCTTCCCTGTATGGCATCCAGCCCCGCACAAAGTCCGCCATCCATTCCGCGTGGTTTCGTCCTATCCCCTCTGACATCATCAGCTTAATAAACCGCTTCCGGCTCTGGCACCGCCAGCGCTTCGGCGTTTTGACCGTCATCGTAAATTCCACACACCGGAACACGTCTAAGCCCTTCGGCGGTTCAGTCGCTTCATCCGGCACCGTGATTTCCGCCAGCGCGATTTCTCCCCGCGCAATCGGTGTGTCGCCCAGGAATAGCGTAAATGCGTTCGGATCAAACTTGTTTTCCGGTCCCATCGTCCCCATCCTTTCCCCGTATCTTTGGACACCACGCTGGGACATATGGGAAAAACCGTTCCGTGCCCATGTGATATCCCCGGTACGGCCCCGACGCAAAGCAACGAAACGCCGTGAACGTTTCTTTGTAGCTTCCCTTTACCGTCCACGGCGATCCCCGTATGTACTCACAGCCCTCGCAGGTCCGGGAGAAGTCCGCGCCCACGCTCACGGCTTGTCCATTTCCGCCCGCAGGCTATCCTTTATGTAGTAGTCCAGTCCTCGCGTTCGGCAAATCCTTTCGGCTTCCCGGCCAAACTGCGCCCAGTTGATGTCCGACTGGTGGTAGTTCAGCTTCCCGATTTTCACCCGCACACCCACGCCAATCAAGGAAAGCATGGTCAAAACAAAGTCCTGGTGTATGACCGGCTCAAAGGAAACCCACTTTCTGCACGGGGCGTTCTGCATAATCCCCAGCCTTTGCCCCTCCGGTATTGCCCCCGGTTCTTGGCTTTCGTGGTCCGCTCCGCTGATAGTCACGCCGTACCAATCGCCGCCATCCAGCAGGTCAAAGTCCCGGCTCCCGTCGCCCTTGGTCAAAATCTGGACGTGGTTGCCGTACTCCTTCAACGTCTGAATGACCTCCCGCGTGGCCGTCGTGTCGTGGCCGGTGGGATACGGGTCACAGGTGAAGCACAGGTGGACCAGCTTCCCAGTGATTTTCTCTCGCTCCAACTTCCGCCGCAGCTCGGTCACGATGTCCTTGCGCGGTCCCACGCAGGAGTGAAACGCCTCCCGGTCCCGATGCAGTACGCCGGGCGCAAAACAGTAATAGCAGCGGTGGGGGCATCCGGTATAGATGTTCACGGCGTAGTCGCCGTACTCCGCCGCCGCGCCCCTCGGTTTGTAGATAGTGTTCATATCTGGCCTTCTCCTCTAAAAGCTACAGTCACACGGTATCTCTAATTGTTCCTCCGGTATTGCCTCCCGGACTTCCTTCCAGAATAGGGCGCTTTTTGTCTTATCCGTTGGAATAATGTGGAGGATATCGCGCATTTCCTGGAACTTCGGTTCAAGTTCTTTCAGGTAAGCGCCCTTGATGATGCTGTATCCGATTTCCGCCTCCGCCGCCTTTGCCTCTTCCCAAATATCCGGGCGCAGGCAGTACACGCAATACCAGTGCTGTTTCCCGGCTTTCAAACACCCGATGCAGTTTGCGTGCTTATAGGTCGCATAGGTGCTGGGCCTCTCTATTCCCACTTCCTCTGTCGCCCAAATCGTCCTCGCCCAGTCTGCCAGCGGGAACACAGCTTTGTATCCCATGGCGTTCATAATGTCGCTTCTTCGGTTCATTCTGTTGGTTTCATCTGCGTCAAATCCGTATATTACCCAGTCTCCGCGCTCTCCGTTTTCCTCCAGCCACTTATAAAACGGCTCTGTTTTTAGCCTGCTGGTGCAGAACGCCGGTCTGTTGTACGCCTTAAACGCCTTATTTGCCACGGCAACAGCCAGCGGCGGGGTCGTCTCCCACCCCGGCATATTGGCATAGGTGATAGGCAGTCCGATATACTCCGCCACTTCCAGTTTGAACCGCTTGATGTCCTCATGCTCAACGTGTGGCGAAATGTCGTGGTTAAGAAGCACCATTCCATCTTTCCCGCATTTCCTCGCTGTCTCAATCGCTGCCAACGCAGAGGAATGTCCACCGCTGAAACATACGATTTTCTTTCCCGGCTTGCAGGTTTCCGCCATGCTTACCGCCCCTTCTCCCACACTTCGTCAATGAGCTTGTGGCACGGCTCCGGCCCTCCGCCGGACACCCATTGCTCCAGCGCCTCGCGCTTCTCTTGGCGCTCGTACTTTTCCATCACGTCGTAGTCCGGCTCCAGCGTCTCCCGGTTGAAATAGCCGATGCAGGTATGGCTTGCCGTACACAGCGCCACATGGGCCTCAATACACCCACTCATTCTCATATCTGGCCGAATGGAGACGACAAGGTTTTCTAGCTCCATCCTGAAAAACCCTTCCAGGCACGTCCCCCGGTCCGGCTCCAGGCCCTTTGCCGTCCCGAACTCCTGGACGGCCAGCTTCCTGGCCGTCGCCAGCGTCAGTCGAAAGCCTCCGGGATAGATCTTTTTAGGCATTGCCTCCCGCTCCTTCCTGTTCAATGTCCCTCTGCAAGCGGGATATCAAGCCCATCTGCACCGATAGGGCTTCATCTCCGGTCTTGCCTTATGGGTGGCACGCGCCAGATATTCGGCAATGGCCTCCTCGGTAATCCACACTTTGCTTCCCGGCTTTCTTTGTATGTAGGCAAGCCTCCCGGTGGTCCGCTCCAGGTCCAGCGTGGGCAGCGACATACCCAGCCGCTCCGCCGCCTCTTTTCGGGTCAAAAGCTTCATAAGTTTTTCCTCCTTGTCAGTCCACAGAAGGATGTGATATAATCCAACAGTGGCCTTTTGTTGGTTTTCGTTAGGCCGCTTGCCCTGTCAGGTGCCCCCGCACCTGACAGGGCATTTTTGCTGTCCATGCCGCCGTAGCCTGCCCTCCCTTCTGCCGCCTGGGGCAGTTTTTTTATGCGCTCGCCTCTTCCTGGTTGACAATGTACTCTAACGAGACGCCAAAAACCCCTGACATCTTCACAGCAAGAGCAATGTCCAGTTTTTGCTGGCGCTCCCCGCGCTCAATCATGGAATAGTAGCTTTCCGAAATGCCAAGTTGAGTCGCAGCCGCCTTCATGGTGAGTCCACAGCATTTTCTCGCCTTTTCCATCCAACTCCGCATCTTCTCACCTCATAACTTCACGTTTTGTTAAGTACAAGTCCATACTACAATAAACTTCACGTATTGTCAAGCTATTTCTGCTCGTTTTGTTAAGTTTTGTTTTTGATGGTTTACTTCACAGTTTGTAAAGTCTATAATTCTAACATAAAGGAGAGGTGTTGATATGAAAATGCTTCGCGCAACAAGAAAGTCGAAAGGGCTGACCATGAAAGAGCTCGGGGAGAAGGTCGGCGTTTCCGAAAGTGCTATCTCGCAGTACGAAACAGGAAAGCGAGAGGCCGACTTTGAAACGCTCCTAAAAATCGGGGAAGTTCTTGACTGCTCAATAGACTACCTCCTTCGGGGTGAAGAACAAAAAAAGAAGCCCGCCCCCACGGACGGGGACGGGCTGGACGATATGGACAGATGCTTACTGGGGTTTATTCAGGCAATGACGCCAGATCAGAAGCAGCTTCTTCTTGCCCAGATGCAAGTATTGTTTGAGCAAGGCAAATGACCTCTGCTTTCTGCTTTTGGGACAGGCTCTGAAATAGAGCCAGAATTACTTCATCTATTTCTTCCATAGTCTTTCCTTTCCGCCCCGGCGCCTAGGCTGTGTATTTGCGCAGTTGAATCATAGCATAGGCCGAGCTTTGATTTCCAGCGCATTTCCAGGGTATTTTCGTAATTTATAAGGAAATCTGGCATCTTCGTTTATCATTCTGTGACTGGCATATCCTTAATCTTTATTAAAACGTACAATAATCTGCGCAAAAAGTTGTAGCATAGTGTCTTTCAGACGCTTATTGTGGCTTGTCCCTCTAGAATACCCCGCTCAGTTATTATGATAGGCTCATTGGTATTGGCACCCTGGCTTCTGAGATTTGTCCAGCTTTTAGGTGCCTGGAAGATGCGGATAATAGTTACGATAGTAGCCTAAACACCGCTATATCTGCGTAGATTTCCTTGATAACACTCACGTTTGTCATTTCTACATAACCCTCCTTGTTGGCATCCGGATGGGAGGTGGTATTATCGTTCTTCTATTGGTCTATTGCGCATTTTTAGAGATTCGGAGGGGACTTACCATCCCGGTTCGGTGATGATGACACGGAATGGCCGGTCATGCAGACCTCTGCGCACTTGCCGATGACGCATTCAACCATGCCGATTTCTTGATGGCACAGATTATCTAAGGGCTATTTTGATACAGAACTTCGACAACTCGATCAGGAGGGGCAGGAACTATTGGTCGACCAATCTGATACCATGGTCAGCCCTGGGAAATATATAAAGAGTGACAAGAATCAGTTGGGCAACGCGCAAGATGGATAGCAAAAAATAACCCCAGCGGAGCGTGGGACCCGGCTGTGGTAAGGAAAGGGCTGTAATTATGTTTAGTCTTCTTATTATGATGTTTGCTTTCCCTCTAATACTTGTGACTGTTTTTGTGTTACAATTCCGCCAATTTATATCTCCCGAAGGCTTTGCACAGCGCAAATACAAAACTCTGCATCAATATCAACTTCAAATATCAAGACTATCCTCGGAATTAAACAATCCCAAGACGGACATCCGCAAAAAACTGAACTGTGCGCAAGAGATTGTTGATGGTTATTCGAGATTGCAATCATTTTGCTCTCAATCGCGGGGCGGTGTGGAATGGTTTCGCAATACCTGTATTTTTCCGAGCAGTCAGGCAAAAGAGGCTGTTTCCGATTATACAACGCTACTTTCCGAATTACAGGTATTTCATACTGATTTTTTCCCCACTGTCTCCCCAGACCAGAAGATTCAGTCTGACTGGAATGTCCTCTCGTGTGATCACGATTCCTACGAGCAGCTTATCCGACAGAAACGCTCCATCAGGACGTTTCCAGTTTACATTGACCATAAAATGCGTAACGGCTTTTTCCTTTCCCATGATATGAATTCAATTTATTCTGTCTCCCTCTTTGATTGTACCTGTCCTGACCATGAAAGCCGTGTCCTTCCATGTAAACATATGTACCGTCTTTTTTATGAGCTGACAGTCGGCACCGACTACTCTCTGGATATTAATGTCACTGACTTGTACGAAGCGACCGGGTTTATAGAATTATCAGACTCAGATAAAGTGTCCTATATTAATATCGTCCGTTCCCTCTACAACAGAGGGAATCTTCCATGGACTACACATAAATCCTCCTGTGTCAACAAATCGCTTGAACTTGGATTGCTGTTGCAGTCTGATGCTGTCGATTACATTTCCCTTCTGAATCATCATACAAAGGATAAAATCATAACATCTATAAGAAAATTCGGCATAACAGACTGCTACCCAAGTTGGACAAAAACCAGGATTATTGATTATATCATAGAACACCATGAGCAATATTTGAAGAAAGAATACGCGGATTTTGTTGCGGTTGTGATTCCACCCGCTTTGGAACGTTGGTGCTCTGGTATAACTTCCGTAGTCAATTCCGAATTTCTACAGGAATGGGATCATAGATTTGAGAAATTTTTATAGCCTAGTGTGCAATAAAAATTTCCGTTCCAGCGGAACGCACAGCCCAACCGTGGGTAGAAAAAGCGGTCCGCTGCGGTGTTCAGGAATACTGGGCGGAACGCGCCGCAGAGGAGTGAAGAGGATGCCCCGCCGAAAAAAGCCCATCTATGAATTTATAGCCAGTCGAAACGAGTATAGAAAGCGGCTCAAAGGGCCCAGCGGGAATCGTATCTCCGTCTATGCTAAGACCCCTGAAGAGCTGACAGCTAAAATTGCCATCGTCCAACGGGAAATCGAGGAGGAGGTCTACCACCGGGAGAACCCAACCGTGAAGGAATACGCTGAGAAATGGCTTGCCATGCACGGCTCCCATGTCCGCACCACCACCCTGACGGACTATACCTCCAAGGTGAAAATCTATATCATCGAACCGCTGGGGGACAAGTACATGGCCGAGGTCACCCCGGACGATGTGAAAATGGCCATCGGCAAGGCCGCCCAGCAGTCCGCTTCTATCTACCGCAGCGTCCAGATGCTCTACAAGATGATCTTCGGCTCTGCTCTGGAGAGCCGCATCATTGATGAGTCGCCCTGCAAGAACCTAAACCCCCGCGGCGGCAAAACGCCGAAGGAGAAGAAGGCCCTCACCGATGAGCAGGTCGCCACTCTCCTGGACGCGGTCCGCGACCTACCCCCGTACCCCTTCATCATGCTCTGCCTCTACTCCGGCCTGCGCCGGGAGGAGGCTCTCGCCCTCCAGTGGGACAGCGTCTTCCTGGAGGGGGATGCGCCGCATATCGTTGTCTGCCGGGCCTGGCACACGGAGCACAACCGGCCGGTGATTCTGACTGACCTTAAGACGAAGGCTGCCAAGCGGACGATCCCCATCCCGCCCCAGCTGGTGGAATGCTTGAAGGAGGTCAAGGAGAATTCGGCCTCGGACTTCGTGATTGCCAACCGGGATGGGGGAGCCCTCTCGGAAACACAATGGCGCCGGGTGTGGGGCTATGTGCGAACCCGCACCGTCAGGGAGCGGACTTATTACCGCTATGTCAACGGCCAGAAGATCCCGCATACCGTAACCCCCGTCCTGGGGGAACGGGCCGCCCACAACAGCGATGTGGTGTATAGTATCGACTTCGAGGTGACACCCCATCAGCTCAGGCACACCTACATCACGAACCTGCTCCTAGCCGGCGTCGACGTCAAAACAGTGCAGGTGCTGGCGGGCCATGAGCACGCCAAGATCACGCTGGACATCTACACACACCTGACCTATAACCAGCCGAAGGATCTGATCTCGAAGGTCAACCAGGCATTTGCGAACAATCCAAAATAGTATTTTTGGGGTGCATATAAGGGTGCATTAAAAATTAAAAACTGTACAGCCGTTGAAAATACAGGACTTTTCTAGATAGGATGTAAGAAATATGGCCTCAAAGCCGCCCGCCGCGCGCCTCAGTTCTCCAAGCGCTGATATTGCTGCAAAACCCCGGAGCCACAACGGTTCCGGGGTTTTTCCGTGTAGTAAAGTCTGACAAAACAGAAGAAAGAAAAACAAGAAAGGTTGGGGTTAAAATGAGGTTAAAACGAGAGTTTGAGGTTAAGGATACTGCCCACTTCTCCCCTATTTTTTTGTCCTCTGTGTCATTTTTGTGTCCAACATTTCTCTGCCCCCAGGCTGTTCCAGAATTCGTTTCATGAATTCTAAAGTTGCTGCAGCGAGATCGTTCCTTACATAGTTCGGAATTAAGCCCACATCAATTTTGATAGTGTCCTTTTGCATAACAGTTCTCCTCAAATCTTGATTCGGCAAAGCCGGTAAGTCATTGTACCATGAATCAGTTCAATTTTTAATCCGTTGTGGCCCTTGAAATTCAGGGCTTTGCTGAATTTTTGGAACCGCTCAAAACCGGGGGAAACGGGGCCGGTAGTAACACGCAGGTAACACACCCCCGCTGCATAATTTGTGTATCGGTTTTCGATATTCTGTACCAAAATCAAGCGATGCGGTATGAATATCGCTATACTGTATCGCAAAGGAGCATGGCTATGGTTAGGATTTTACTGTCAACCCGACTTGGCGAACGACGGTTGACCCAGGCGGACCTCGCCTGAATGACGGGGATACGCAAAAACACAATAAGCGAGCTTTACAACGAGATCGCAACCCGGATCAGCCTGGACCACATCGACCTGATCTGTGAGGCGCTGGGCTGCGGTCTGACGGACCTGTTGGAGATCACGCCCAACCCGGAGCCGAGAGTAAAGACACACACCAGCGCATCCCTGCCCGATAAGGGCCGAAAATAACCAGGCTGGACCTTTGGCCCAGACGCTTTAGGCGTCCGGGCTTTTCGTTTTGTGACGCTTGTGACACTGGGAACACTCGCATATTACGCGCATACGGATTAGGCGCGTTATGCGGGTGTTCTCTCTTTAATTCGTTTAGTTCTTATTACCTACTGTCACAAGTGTCACAAACCCCCGAAAGCTATACAGCCATGCGTGTTTAGCCTGTGACAGTAGCAAAGTCACAAGCGTCACAGAAATGTGACTTTGCGCCCGCCTACCGGCCCGCCAAAAGCCCAAACGTTTGGGATTTTCAATCGGCGGGGTCCTCCACATACTCCATAATGTCCCCTGGCTGACAAGATAGCGCATGGCACAGGCTGGCAAGGGAGTCCGTTGTCACATTTCGCCCCTCCCGCAGTTTCTGGAGCGTCGTTTCGGTAATTATGTGATCCTGGCGTATGCGATAGGTAGTCAGCCCTTTTTCTTTCATTAGTGCAAAGAGCTTGTCGTATTTCATTGGCACAGCGTACCACCTCCCGCCGCTAATTATAACCGTCAACATACTACTTGCAAAGTGTTCATTTTATACATTTTTTAAGTAGTATATTGTATGGTTTACCTCTTGTGTATGCTTTCTATAAGTAGTATAATTCGTAATGCCGGGAGGGAAAGCCGAACGGCAAAAGGAGCGGCGGCCCCCGACCAAGGCAAACCGCCGCCCCGCCCCAAAAGAGGCACCGGGAAAGCCCGGCACCTCCAGAATAACAGAACGGACCCCAAAATTCAAGGAGGTACACAAAAATGATGATATCCGAGTTTATCGAGCGCACCGGGTTTCGGCCCCTCCCCTTCGAGTACGAGAAGATTGAAGAAGCCTACTATAACTTCGACGGCGACAAGGACGCTTTCTGCAAGGCTTTTGTCCAGGCCGACGGCGAGAAGAAGGTCTACCAGGCCAGGGCTGCCGAGATTGACCGGCTGAACGGCAAAATCCTGGAGATGGACCGGGCCAGCAAGCGGGACGGAGAGGAATACGAGAAGCGGATCGCCGCTCCCTGTCACCGGTAACAGAGAGCCCCTGCGGTGGTGGAGGGATAACCACCCACCCGGAGAACGCGCCCCAGGGGGGCGCAAACGGCAAACAGGGCCTTACGGCCCTCTGCGGCAACCCAGTCCTAAAATAAAAAACAGCCCTCTCCAGGAGAATATTATATCTCCCGAAAAGGGCTGGTTCCTGTTTCTGTATTCCTCTGTCTACGCCGTCTATTGCTGCGCCGCCCGCAGGAGGTACAGCAAGCCAGTGCCCAGGGCCGCAGCCAGGACGCCCGCCACTCCATACAGGAGCTTTTCCACCATGCCGTCCCAGCGTTTGGCGGGCTTCTTCTCTATGGCGTCCACCTTCCGCCCCAGATTGGTCACGTCGGTTTTAATCTCCTCCATAGTGCTGCTCTGGTGCTTCTGCTCCGCGGCCATGACCTCCACGGCGGAGGTCAGGCGCTGGAGCGTGTCCACCTTTTCGCCCATCTCATCCAGCCGGTGGGTGTTGGATTTGCTCCGGGCGTCCACC